CGCTGTGAAGTCTTCAACTGTTACCGCTGCTGAATCCTCACTTGCGCTGCCTATTGCATTTGTAGCTGTCTCTCTGTAGAAGATAAAGCTATCGTCATCTGCTGCTGTGACAGTGTACGTGCTGCCTATCTCTCCTGTTGCAACGTTATTGCGATACCACTCGCCTGCAAGGGTAGGTGTAGGATTGCCTGACCAAGTGCCTTCTACCCGCGTCAGTACATCGTCAATCGTTGCAGGGTCATTACCTGTGATGCTAGGTGCGACTGTGTTGACTGGTGCTGTAAAGTCAGCAATTTGTACTGCATCAGATGTGGCAGTATTACTTCCTACAGCGTTTGAAGCTGTCTCAACATAAGTAATTTCAGCGTTATCGTCTGCCAGTGTAATTAAATATGTAGTACCTGTTTCTCCAGTAAATACTCCATTTCTAAACCACTGACCTCCAGTAACAGTTGGAGTAGGATTACCTACCCATGTACCTTCTGCTACAGTTAATGTGTCACCTAATTGAACTGTTCCACTAATAACAGGTAACTGGCTATTTGTAGGTGCTGTAAATGTCTGAGCTGTAATATCGTTAGAGTCAGAAGTTGTGCTTCCTTCTACGTTAACAGCAGTCTCAAGATAATCTATATCTGCACCAGAATCAGCCAGAGTAATATCGTAAGTTGTACCAGTAGCTCCCGGTATTGGTGTGCCATTTCTTCTCCACTGTCCACCTGTAATTGTAGCTGCTGGGACAGCATCGTAAACACCTTGGCTGGTACGTGTAAGCGTGCTTCCAAGGCTGGTGCTGCCAGAAATAACTGGTGCTGTATCTACTGTAGGTGCGAGGCCAGCAATAGCGGCTGTCTGTGGAGCAGTAGCTGGTGTAGAACCTAAGCTATTTGTTGCAGTTACAATACAATCAATATTGCTGTCGTAATCAGCATCAAGTAATGTATATGTGCTGTTTGTTGCGCCAGATATGTTTACGCCATCTTTTCTCCATTGATATGTAAAGGTAATTGTAGCAACGCCTTGCCATGTGCCATTGCTTACAGTAAGTGTTTCCCTTACCGTGGTTGTACCAGTAATAGAAGGCAGAGTAAGGTTTAATGGATCGCCAAGGACTGGCCCAACTACATTTGAGCTTCTTGATCTGGAGCCTTCGTTGTCTGTTGCAGTAACTACGCAGTTGATATCTGCATCATCATCTGCTGCTACAAGTGTATAAGTAGATGATGTAGCTCCTGTAATATTGGCTCCGTTTCTTCTCCACTTATATGCATAAGTTATTGTGCCTACACCTGTCCAAGTACCAGTAGTACAAGACAGTACTTCACCTCTTTCCGTTACTCCTGTTACAACTGGAGCTACGGTATTGACTGGCCCTGCACCTCCTACAGTGCGGAGCTTTGTTAATCCTATGCCAAGTCCTAGTGCCATCAGTTGTAATTGTTTATTAAGATTTGCTCAATACCAGACCGAGATGATGATTTATCTTCATTGTATACCAAGAAGCATTCAAATTTCATATCAGCATGATTAGAGTTTACATTACTTGCGCCTAAAACTAATCTTTCCCAATTATTATTACCAGAAGTCGTAACTCTTAAAAGGGTGTTAATATAAGCTTCTACTGTTTCTGGACTACCATATCTAAGAAGTGAAAAAACAATATCAGGTACGCCCGGACTAACACCAGTAGAAGCAAAAGTATTTCCTGTAAAAACGCTATATTGTTGAGAACCAGTTGATAGTTTTACTAAAGTTATTCTGTCAGGAGTTCTTCCATCAAACACGCTATTTGTTTGACCATTTTCAAACTGAAGCTTAAAGATGGTAAACAATGCCATATCTCCTGTGATACCCATTTCAAATGCGCCGCCTAAGCTTTCCATATAGTCATCTACACCATCAAACTTTGCATATATTTTAAAATCCGTATCACTGTCTTTTAAAACTAATCCATCAGCATCAGTAAAAGCAGGTTGCCTTGAAGAATTAGTTTGTTCCAAATGAGAGCCATTTCCTGACTGATCCCATATTCTGTATACAAAAGAATTTTTAGCAGCAGCACTTGCATTAGCCCAAGTCTCTACAACTGTTTCTTCCAGTACTTCATCATAAGTAAAAGACCTCAAAACACCATCGCCTCTTCTTAATGTGACAGTCCAAGGACGTGCTGTTATCCCATCATTGGTAGTAGATGAAGGCACGTTGTCAGTAGGTGGGCTATCCGCGTAAGAATCAAAAAAGAGTTCGTCTAATGCATAGGCAGCAGTTATACCTGTTTCATGCGCATTTAGGATAGCGTCTGTTTCATTCAACGCCGAGCGCAAAAACATCCCTAGCTGACTATAAGCAGCCAGCGGAAGGAAAAGTAATATGTAGATTAAGTGCCTCATTATTTGCAATAGAATCTAGAGTTCGTAGATGAGTAGTAGCAAGTAAAAAAATCAGAAGCTGTAAGTGACATTGGACTGGCAGCTTGTGGCATCTGTGTCTCATTTGCATAATAAAAATTGCTGGGCCATCCAATCTCTTCCCCGTCTGCACCGATAAAGTGGAAAGTGTACACACCTCCGTTCTTTGGGTTCGTTACAGTTAAGTCTATTTGATCGTTTGTATCAGTAGAAGTTAGGCTTATTAGTTCAATGTGGTTTTGCTTGTTGCCTAAATTTACAGAATGCGTAGTTGCAGTTGGGCTTAATGTAGTGTCGTTAGGAGTTACAGCAATATCGTCTATAGCGTCTTGAACAGTAGTACTTGAAAGGCCACTGCTTGTTGTACTATAAGAGCTTTCTGCTGCTGTTACAGTGCCGTCTGATAAATCAGATGGGATGTTTAATAAATCATCCCAATCATTAACTACTCTGGTTGTACCATTAGCTTGATACTGCAATTGGTTGTTATCATAAAAAACCTCTCCATTAGAAGAAGGGCTATAAGTACCTGTAGCTTCAGGAAGGACTAATGCACCTCCGTCTGTCATACTTATGCCGGGAGTAGTCAATCCGTTTTTAATAATCTGGTCGTTAAGTATTAAAGGCTGAGTAAGTGTACTGGTTAAGAATTGATTGAAAGCTGCAATATTAGCTATGTTAGATATGTCAATACTAAAATCAGCAGCCCCATTTACTGTAATGTCAATCTCTTCATTTCCAGTATCTAACGTACCTGCTGTAGCTACACCATCTGGGTTACTTGAGCTAATAAAACGATCAAGCTTAACAGGAGCAACTTCATCAGTAGATGAATCAAAGCCTATTAAATAATCATACTCAGCTTGTGTTAAGCTATCGGCTACTTCAAAATCCATAAAAATCAAATCTCCTTCAATTTCTAAAGAATCAGTTGTATTGCCAATTTTAATCATATCAGTTTCATTCCAAGTAAGTAAGGAACTACCTATAGCTGGAAGTCTTAAATCAGGGACAATCATATAACCGCTCCTATTCCCATCATCCAAACCAAAGCCATACACTTGGCCACTGCCATCAATCCAACGAAATATCAAACTATCCCCCGGAGCATTCGTACCATCTATTTCAAAAACGTGGTCAGTTAAATCCAATGTTGTTCTTTGAGTTAGTGTCCCTCCGAGATCAAAACTACTGGAATTGTTTGTAATACCATTACCCGCTGTTATTGAATTTGCTGTTACATCGGAGTCAAGCTCATCAAGTGCATCTTTTACATTAGTTGCTGAAAGACCAGAATCTGCGTTGTCGTAGCTTACTTCTGCTGCTGTCTGATCGTCTGTACCAGTACCATCACCAAGACCTGCAAGGCTGATTGTATTTCCACTTGAAATAGATAAATTAGTTCCAGCAAGGCTTAAAGTCTGTAATTCATTTGAAGCATCTGCATCTGCATCATTGACTGCATCTGTAAAACTACCACCTCCATTAGATAGAGTTACAGTAGAACCTACCTTGCTAATAGTTTGTAATTCATTAGTTTCACTTTGGTCTACATTTGATAAATTTACAGTAAGCTCATTTATAGCACTACCTACATTAGTAGCAGATAAGCCTGATATGGAATTATCATAACTCACTTCAGATGCAGTTTGATCGTCTGTCCCCTCATTATCTATACCATCAGATAGACCAGTTGTACCTGTGAAATCTAAGCTTGTATAATTTCCATCAAAATCATCGCTTACATCAGTATCCCATCCTGAGAAACTAGGCATTAAATCTATGGAAGATAAATCAACATTAAAAGAACTTCCAGGAGAAGCTACATTTATTGTTAACAATTCAGTTCCTGAAGTAAAAGTACCTGACTCTGCTACTCCGTCAGAAGCACCTGATGCAATAGCTTGTAAATCAACTACTACCTCGTCAAGAGCTGTTTTTACATTTGTGGCATCTAGCCCTGATGCAGTATTATCGTAAGTTATATCAGCAGCAGTTTGACTTTCAATAATATCTAAAGTTATAATGTTTCCTGACTCATTTATTGTCATGTTAGAACCAACCTGAAGTGTTACATCAGTTGATCCAGAAGTGTTTGACCTAATAACTGATGTGTTCGATGCTCCCACGAGCACAGATAAACTTCCTTCATTGCTGATAGAGCCATCTACCTCAGATGTCAAATATGTAGAAGGGTCTGTCCCATTTATCGTGTTGACATTTGAAATGTCCTGAGTGTTGTTGATTTGAACACCTCCTATTGTAATATTATCAGTAAGAGTTACTACAGTATTACTCGGTGTTGTTCCATTCCCATCGTAGATGCCATCTCCATCTGATCCTCCTTCTACGAGAGATTGCATATCAGAACCTATTTCCTGAAGTGCGCCTTCTATATTCCCACTTGTATAATAGCCAGATGCATCTTCTACTGGAATAATCCCTGCTTCAAGAAGTACGTTCTCCCATAAGCTATTTTGGTATCTTAGGAATTGGCCTACTTCAAGGTTAGCTGTATCTATGTTTACGCCTGATACATCTTCAATCGCCGCAAACAAAGTAGGCCTTACAAACATAGTACCATTGTTTCCAGCAGATATAATAGCTGCAAATGGTATCTTTTGATTAGCTCCGGTAGGTTTAACCTTAGTATAACAGCCGGGGGTTGAAGCGTCCAGATATAAGATAATAGAGTCTCCCCATACTTCCGAATTACAGTTTAAGTCTGTATTATCATCGTCAAGCTCAATCCCTCTTACCTTGCCAAAAGGAGTGGCATATCCAACTTCATCATTTAGTATCTCCTGAGTAGCTGCGCCAAAGTTGTAATACGAAGAATAGCTCCCGTCTGCAATTGCCGGAGCTACAAGTATTCTTCCTGAGTTACCTTCAGTGCCAACAAACCTAAGAGGTGTTCCATCTGGTATAGTAGAGCCTGTTTTGTTCTTAACAAGCACTGGCTGCTCTTGGCCAATTTGTAATACAGAGCCATTAAGTAAGCCTAAGTCAAGTGTGCCTTCTTGGTCATTCCACGCTACTTCGCCTGGATTCTGTACTTCCTCTGTAGTGGAAGTATTAAAATATGCAATGTCTATGTCTGGAGTTAAGTCAATTTGTAGTTTCTGTAAGTAACTATTTGCATTTACAAACCAATAATCTCCTGTAGAATTATCCAATATAAGTCTTGAAACGTTTTTAACTAAAGAGTTTGAATCAGCAATAGTTGTTATGGTATCTATGGTATTTTCTTTAACCCATAATTTATGGGGTATATTTAAATCTCCAAAACCTGTTCTGGATGTGTAGTCATCTATATACTGAATACCACCGCCAAGTTGGTCAAAAAGTACCCCTTCTCTTGGGCTGGAGACTCCTACAGGTCCATACAGAGTTATTCCAAGAATATCATCTATAATAAACAAGCCTTGATCTGTAGTACTTTGTATCGCAAATCTATCAAAACCTGTAAGTGCCAACTGATTATCATTTGCATTTATAAGTTTATTACCAGCGTTTACTTGTTGCTCAAAGTTCCTCATACCTGAAAAATAGTTGGTATTAGAAATTCTGATAAACAAACTATCATTGCTTAGTACAGTAGAAGGGCTAATACCTGATGCAGTATTAATACCTGTAAAGAACTCCATACCGTCTGCTAAAACAATAAACACACTGTCATTTCTAATAACATTAGAAGCGACTCCTGTAAGTGATAAACTGTCTAGTTGAAGCATATTGTGAGTTACAATGCACGCTTGTAAATCTTCAGGTAATTGATTAATATAAGGTATAAGCTTTAAAGTATCTGTTAAATCTACAAATGCAGCAACTCCTGTTGGTATAGTAGATAACTCTCCTGATAAATCTACTGCTGTACCCTGAATAACTGTATTTCTTGCAAGTGGTTGCTGTATTTCTGTAATATTAGTAACAGGTAATTGATAGCATTTACCATCTGTAGCTACTATAATATTCAAGTTAGTATTTGTAGTATCAAAGCCTGTACCAATAGTGTTGTTTCTAAAGATACCCTTAAAGTTAAAGTTAGGGCTTGAGCCACCAGTACGTGTAATAGGGCTTAGATAACCATTAAGTATGGTATCTAGCTGTTGAGCTTCAATAGATGTAAAACTCAATAATGCAATCAGTATGTATAAATATCTTTTCATCTACTTCCAATCAAATTGAAGAATATGGTTTGAAAAGTTCAAATTACCAAATCTAAGTGATATACTAGGGTTTGTACTATTACCTATACCTACGATGTCTACAGATGGGTTATTATCCTGATCTACTGAATAAGGATTACTAATACTTGGATTACCAAAATCTGCTAGTGTAGAACTAATCTTAGTTATAACCGGAGTAACAATATGTGAACTGGATGTATTACCTGGAATACCTGCTCCTCTAAAAGTAATAGTTCTATATCCATCTACTACATTACTGTCAGTACCATGTACAATAAAACTCAAAGGCCTTTGTAAACAAGTAATAGTAACTTGTTCGTCACTGGCTCCACTCAGGTTTATAGTAGGTTTTTTATCAAAGTACTTAACATAAACTTTTGTAGTGCCTTCTGTAAGCAATAACTCATAATCTGTTTCCTGATAAGTAATAATGTCGCTCTGGTCAATTCCATCCTGTACCATAGAGTATAGGCTTTTTACAGGTGGGTTAGGGCCAGCTATAGCTTCATTATTATTTTCTTCAAGAATAACAAACTTCTTTATGTAATATTGCTTACTCATTGTTTCCTTTAAAGTAGAAAGGAGAGGTTTTATACCTCCCCTCTCTTTTATTAAAACAGTTGCTTATGAAACTCTTATGCAAAGTAAGTAGAGCTGGTAGCATCACCGAGCAATTCTACACCTACATTTGAGCTTAACCAAGGTTTCAGGATTGCTTCAAGATCAGTAGTAGTGTTAGAAGCATTAGTAGATGCTGTAATACCAGATGCTACAGTAGCAGTTGCACTGTCATCTGTAGCTGGTACAAGAATCCATACTCTCTTCTGAACCTCCTGATCTACAGTCAATGTACGCTCATCATCAGTGTAATCAATGACGTATGCAGTGTAATTAGTAGCTGCATTAATATAATTTGGTGCAGTAATTACTTCATCTGCATGACCAGTCTGCTGGAGTGTACCAGTAAATCCGAATGCCCGTCTGTCATATCTAACCTTAAGCAGTGTGCCTTGTCCATAGCCTTCAAAGCTATTAGAACCAGTAGTCAGTGTAGGCTTAGGGCTAATTTGGAACTGCTCTCCAAACTGTACATCTACACGCATCAGTGTTTCAGCAATACCGTCGAATCCAACAGCACGTCTTTGTGGAAGACCTACAATTACAAAAGCATCCTTGTTGGTGTTAGTAGCACCTGCGAGTGTACCAGAGGCTGGAGCTAGTTCAAATTCGCCTCCAGCATCAGTATCTTCAGTAAATACAATAGAGTTACCAGCAGTACCTGCATTAGCTTGCTTAGCAGTAACTACAACAGTAGTAGCAGTAGCTACAGCAGTAACGTCAGCATTAGCAACAGTATTTGTACCATAAGTAGTACCAGGAGTGCCAGTACCATTAATAGCAGCAGCAAGATTGCTAAGACTTGTAGCAAGGTCTACACCAAGATCTACATTGTTTGCAGTAGTGCCTGGAGCTGCTACAAAAGTATAAGTTTCATCACCAATAGTTACTGCATCGTTAGCAGTAAAGTTACCAGTAGCAGTAAGTGTACCAGTAGCAAGTGTACCGTCTCCAGCTGTGTCCAGATCAACTACTTCAAGAGTAGATGTAGCTGTAACAGTAGAGTTAGCAATCAGCTGATTAAATGCTTCAAGCATTGCCTTAGTAACAGTTGCAGAGTAAGTAGTACCACCTACTTTCAGGAATGGAACTGTGTCTCCTACCTCAATAGTACCAAGAGTAACACCACCTGTATTGCTACCTGTAGTATTAATGGCAAAGCTAACGAAGTCTTTGTTACCTCTGCGCTCAGCATTATTGAAGAGTTTAGAGTTCAAATTCAGGCTTTGTACCATATTGGTAATCAGCCAGTCCAGCTTAGAGTCTACAGTAGTTACTGTAAAGTCAGGAGTAGTAATTACTACAGGAAGCTGTTCTACATTAGAACCATAGTCTCTGTCATTACGACGGCTACGGAACTCAAGGAATGCAGCATAGTCTTTGGAGCTAAGTACACCAGCATCAGTCATTCCAGAAAACAACTTAGAGCTAAGTACAGGAGTAGCTGCTACCTGTGCAGTAAAGCTCTTAACTGTATTTCTACGAATAATACCAGACTTTACATAGGAAGGGTCTTCATTGAACCAACCATAAAGCTCAGAAGTATCAGCAGAACTGGGAGTTCCCTGTACAATACGAATAGCAGGTACATCAGAGCTATCGTTAGCAGCTGAGCCAGCAGGATCATTAGTAGAGCTTAGGAAGTCACCTGGGTTCAAGTGTGGTTGAGCAGCAGTGGCTGCAATTACTCCAAGCTGACCATTAGCAATATTTACTGATTGTCCTGCGCTTGAAATATTACCAGATTTAGCAAGAGCCTGATCGCCAGAAGCTACCAAAAACACTTCACTAAATTTTTGATTAGTACGTTTCATTTAATTTGAAATTTAAGTTATGTCATTAAGTTTATCCTTTCCAAGTTGGTATCTATTTGTATTTAGATAAATCCGACTTGTTTCCTGTACTGCAATATCTACAAGAATATCGTGATAATCTACAGGTAGGTCACATTCTTGTTTAGGCTTTGTTGGTGGATTAGGATTTTCTGCTGTAGGAATTTCCGTATACGTACCAATACAAATCTTAGCTGGGTCTTTAATATAAGTCAGTTTGACTGACTGAATATCGAAGACTCCATTATGATACATATAGAGTTTATTAGCTCTAATAGTACCAGGAATGTTTCTAAACTTTCTATTAGCTTTTCTATGGAAGTTCTTAAGTACAGATGATAAATCACCATGCTGCTCTATAGTAATACCTACATCTCCACAGATAGGGTCTACTGCAAAAGCTGATACAAAATATCTATAGTCATTAGGTAGATTAGCATAATCAATATTGCTATCTACATCTATACTATTTATTGTACCAGTTTCAGGATAGCTAACAACCAGAGTCTGAAGCATATCAATCATCTGTTGATTTACTTCAAACCCTACATCGTAGTTCTTAGGATTTCTTCCTGTGCCAAATATGTACATATACTCATTGACAGCAGAATTTAGTGTCTGATCTATTTCTACATCAGTAAATCCTTTACGATGGTTGTTAGCTTGTTTATCCCAACGTCTTTTAAATTCAAAGTGCAGTTCTTCAACCTTCAACTTTAATGTCTTTTATTCTAAGTTCGTTAATCAACTTACCATAAATATTGTCATCATCAATCTCAGGATTATACTTAATGTATTCCTGTGAAAGCATATTCCAGATCATTTCTTCTTTACGTCCAAGATTATACAAGTTTGGAATATTCTTCTGTGAGTGCCAGATAAAGCTGCCACCACTAATAGTAATAGTGTGTGTATTCATAGCCTGCTTGACAAGATAACGCATATTCAATTCTCTGATACCTGTGTCATCATCAAGTAAGCTTGCAATACTCATAAATCTATCCAGCTTATCTGTAAAGTCTTTGGATTGAGTCCAGATATAATCTTCAAGACGATCAATAACTACACGTTCACTAATACGAGTACCTTTTACAATACCAAGTACAATAGCTACTTTATACAGTGCAAAGCCATCGTAGTTTTCTTTCAGATGCTGAAGCTTAGCTACTGCTCTACCTGCTTTTTCACGCTTATTAGATTTTTCAATCAAAGCCTGATGTTCTTGCCCAATATAGAAATCATGCAAACTTGAGTTGCATGTATCTTTACTATTAGCAATCTTTGGATTTTGATACATAAGCATCATAGCTAATGCACCTTCTGGATCATCTGAAGTAAAGATGTTTGTATCATCTACAAGACTGACAGAGAAACGCTCAAAGAAATTATTCTCTTTGGCTTCAATATCAAATGCTTCTTTGACCTTTTTTTCATCTGTATAAGTACCAGCAGGACGATTGTGTACTACTTCAAGGAAAGTCTGTTTACTAATATAATCTTTTGATTGTAGCTCTTCAGCTTTGTCTGTCCATTGATTACCAATATACTTATCAGCAAACTCTTTATTCTTAAATGGATTTTCAATTTGTTCTGACAGACCTGTAGAAATCTTAGTATTATCTGGTGTACTTGGAAACATGTAGCTTTTAGTAGCTTTCTTAGCAAATGTACGACCAGCAGGAATTTGTGTACCATCTGTAGTTACGTAGCTGTAATTACCTCTGCCCTGTGCTGATTGACGAGGAGCTGGATACACAAACATTCTTTTAGGTAAAAAAATCATAAGTTTCTTATTATAGTTTAGTTAAATAAAATTTGTTCAAATTTAGTCTTTTTTCTTGACATATATACTGTAGCGTCTTTGTAAAGATAATTGTAGATTTTTTCTACATTAGCAAACCCACCATATCTTATATCTCCAGAGTTTTTCTTTCTGGTAGTAATTTTAGTAAAATTAAGGCCTATTTGCTCTACCATTATCTTTTGAATATTAGCCAAAAAAGGTCTATGACCAGATATAGATGTATGTGGTCTATTGGTAGAAAACCATATAGAACCATTACCATCAAAATAACCTCTAATAAAATGAGACATGTATTTATCTTCTATATTAGGAAGTTCTTCTAATTGCGCTGTCTTATTAGGAATACATCCCCACTCTATTAAATCACTATGTAGCTGCTTACTAAATATACGTAACGTGTATAAATTTTTATGACCTTTGGTTTTACGATTAGTAACAGCAATCTTTTTAGTATGTGCTTCAATAGCATTCCTAAAATCTTCAATTACATCTTCATCTGCCAGACTCAAAGTAATTGAATTATCTGTGCTACTAACATTACCATCGGCAAACATCATTCCTAACCAATAAGCTTTCTCATTAGTATCTATGCTACTAAAATAGTAGCCGTTATGAGGAGTAGCAACTACTTTACTAGCTCTTGGGTTTTCAATATATCTTAATACTGTATCCTTTGATACACCTACTCTTTCTGCTACTTCTCTGGAACTATAGCCTTTACTATACAATTCTTGAATTAGCTCTTCTTGCTCCTCACTTATAGTTTTTCTTGCACCTGGTCTATAAATACCAGCTTCTTTAATAACCTGATAAACTGTTTTATAAGAAATACCAGTCCTTTCATCAATGTGCCTTACAGGTACATGTTCTTGATACAGTTTGATAATTTCTTGTTTTTGCTCATCAGTAATACCCATACCAGTACTTTTAATACCAGCATCGTTGAGAACTGTTTTTACTAGCTCTTTGGGTAAATTTAATTTTCTTGAAACATGAGCATAAGTCTTTTTTTTGCTTGTTTCAAAAGCTTCAATGATGTCTTTAACTAAATCCTGTGGAAGTTGCATATTTACTGTTTTTAATTAATGAATAACTTCAACAGCACAAATATACAACTTCCGTTTGGATTTAGCAAGTATTGTGGCGTATTAATTTACAACCCATTCCACTCTTCCCACTCTCGAAACGTCCCAAATGCACAATGCACCAGCACAAGTACGGTAGATACCTACTTTCTTAGAGTTAGTAGGTCTGACAGAACCATCAGTTGGAGCACCAGTACGAATATCGTAAACACCACCTACCTGATAGTATTCTTCAACACCATCCTGCATTACCATAGTAATGTTTTCAACAGGAGCACCTTCTGGTCTGTTTTCTGTATGTCCAAAGTCAAAGATATCCATCTGGAAGCTTTCCAGTGGCAGATTGCTACCAGGAGCTTTAGTTTTAAACAACTGATCGTTGTCTTTAATTGGATCATACATGATTTCCACTTCAATTCCCATTGGGAATTTGATCTTAGTGAACTGAGCACCATACTCAAATTCATTAGAGTGGTAACCTTTAGGATCATTACGCTTGTTAATGAATACACCTGGTTCCAGTGTCTGGAATTGGCTGGCTTCCTGCTTAATCAATTCAGACAGGAATGCAATACCACCTTCACCAGAATAAATCATAATCTTACGATTCTTGAAGTTATGGCGGCGGAAGTAAATGCTACGTACATACTCATACAGTTGCTTGAGTGTTAGTGAGCCATTGTGGGTAAAGTAGTTACCATCTTTTACAATCTCTCTCCAACCTGGAGCAATCTTAATAGGTCTGTCTGTATCACGGTCTTTAGTAATCTGTAGACGACCAAATTCCATCATAAGCTCTCTGTCCATTTCACAACGCTCAAGCAATCGTGCTTCAGCTTTGCTAATAAAGACACCTTTCTCAATAATATCATTCTTGCCAGACTGCTTCAGTTTAGCCTGATAGATATATTGGTCAGTGAAAGCATCAGAATACTTTTTGCCAGCAAAGTCATAGCTCTCTTTGTTCTGAGAACCACGCTTAGCTGCGGCAATTTCCATACGTACAAACTTATCAGTGAACTCAATCTTGTTACTAAACTGTCCTGTTACAGAACGCAGTTTCATCATTGAGCTATACTGATCTGGGCCATACTTCTGGTTCAATTCATCTGCTGTAGCAGTAGATGTACGTACAAGAATACGACCTGGTTGCAGATAATCTACAGGAATCCAGCTGTTAGGATTACCATCCTGTACTTCTACGGTATAAGCCCAAGACTGATTACCAAGAGGACGTGGTTGTCCAATAATACGAAGCTGTGGAAGATTAGGATTTTCAGTCAACAGAATAGCAGGCTCATGTAGCCAGTCTTTGTCAAGAGCAATTTCAAATTCTTGTCCATCCTTACCTGGCTGGCTGTCTGCTGCCACAAGGAGTTCTGTAATACGAAAATCAACATCAGCATCGCCAATAACAGACCACTGATATTCATCTTTACCACCTGGAATCACATAGTAATTACCAGAAGCATAAGTGTGATATGTGAACTTCTTGTTCACAATGTCAGAATCCAACTCTGCTGAATACAGCATAGAGGTTTTTACGCCAAAGTCATATGGCTGTTCATCACGAAACATAGCTGCATGAGCAACGGAGTCGTGAAAACTACCACCAAAACCTTTACGAGACGTAACGGGGATTGCAGTTTTACGAATCATTATTTATTATAAATTTTAGTCAACAAATTCAAATTTTGCATTTTTATCTGATCTGGTCTTAGTACTAGACTTACCTGATCTGTGTGCGTCACTCTTTCTAAAATGACGTTCTATACTACTTTTAACTTTAGCAGCAGCTTTACTAAAAGTACTGTTTGCAAATGCCTGCTCATCAATCTCTCCTTTTTCAGGATCATAATACTGCATATAGTTTGCAAACTGTATCAAAGCTTTAGGATGTTGTACAATAGCTTGTGTCTTAGCTCTAAGATTACCAGAGAATACTTCATTAAATACTCTCTTACGTATACTATCATCCCACTCTGTACCTTTAAGCTGTTCAGCAACTGTCTGTTGAAACTCTTGCTGCTTCTGCTTTCTAAGTTCTTTATTCTTTTTAGCTTCCTCAATCTTCTGCTTTTCAAGTTCAGATTGCTGTTGCTTAAGTTGTTCAGTAATATCTTTAGCTGAATCTACAAGTTTACCATCATCTTCCAGCGTATCTACAAAGCGTTCTGCATTAGCTTTATTTCCAAGTTTATCTGTATAATGATTAATTAGAAAGCTACGTGCAGAATCTTCATTAAACTCTGTAGGTACTACTGTATCTCTGTTAGATAGAAACTCATTCAATTTATCTACTGAAAACCCATCTCCTTCTGACAAGATATATTCCATTACAGATTTACCTTCATCTGGTACAGCATCAATTAGCTCTTGCTCTACCTGATTATAATAGGACGCAATGTTCTCTTGCAGAATATTCTCAAACTCTTCAGCAGTACCATTAAAGTCACCTTCATGGTTAAGTAAGCCCTTATCTTTATAGAAACTATACAAGCTCTTAAGATACTCAGAATCTTCTGACTCTGGTTCTGCGCCATCTTCAGTTTCTACTTCAAAAGGATCACCTTGTTGTATAACAGGTTCTTCTGTAATCTGCTCAGGTTCTTCAATAGTTTCTTTAATCTCCTCTTTTGGAGTTTCTTGAGTGTCTTGTCCTGGAATTACTTCTTCCATGCCAAATTCAAATTCTGGCAGTTTGTTCTCTTCCATTATTTTAGTTTAGTTTAATCAAAAGTATGTGAATAAATATTATTAAAGTCATTAATAGCTCTTATTTTAATCTGTACTACTTTTAGATTCAGATACAGCTTGTTGCTCTATATCTAACTTTCTATCCTTTTGAGCTAATTCTCTAAGTACCTTAGTTGCTTCAAGCTCTTTAGGTATTTCATCAGCATCAGTTTTAAGCTGATTCTGAAGAATAATTTTATCAATCTCATGTGATTGCTCATCCTCAACCTGCTGTCTTTTAGCTTGCTGTAATCTAGCAGCATTTTCTCCTCTCATTTTTTCCATCTGCTGTCTACGCTGCTCTTGTTCCCGTGCAGCTATCATAATCATCTTATGTACTTCAGATGGAGCTTTCTTACTGGTAATAGCTCTAATCAATGTACTGAGTGTTTCTACACCTTCACCAGCATTTTGAGCAATAGCTTGTGCTTGTCCAAGCATAATTTGTCTGTAATCATCATCAGACTGATTACTAGTCAAGAACAATCCTATATCACCATACCCAAGATATTCAGGCATTACTCTGAGTACCTGCTTGGTATTGTCTGGAGTAACATAGTGCAGCATAGTAAACTCAGTATCATCATTTTCTTCAAAGAAATTCTGATAATACATTCTAAATTGAGCAAGATATTCAGCTGAAATAGATCTCCATAGTTCTGAGTGTTCTATCATATACCACTCAATCATAGTAAAACCTTGCTGAAGAGCACGTTGATTATCAGATGCATTTGAGTTAGCACTAAATTGACCTTCTGCCTGTAATGGTACAAGCATAGAGAAACCAATCTCTCTATCAATCAGGTCAAGCAGTTGTTGCATATTAATAATCTCACCCATAGCTCCAGCTACTTCTGGTCTTACAGCAGCAGTACGTTGTGGATTGGGTAAACCCATAGAGTTCTGTGAGCCAGAATAATAACTGTCTCCAAGCACTCGTCTGTAATATCTCCAAATAGCAAGCTTATCTACACCAATACTTTCTCCATTCTCATCCAGTTCAAGATAATCTGGTATTTGATCTATGTCAATATTCTTAATGTAACCTTCATACTTAGCTATCTCTTTGCTTTGTAGGTTCTTAATCAGATTGTACTGAAACTGAGCAGGAATAGCTCTACCTACAAGACTAATAGACTCAGAGTTAACATTAGTATATATTCTACCTTTATAACTTAGCTCAAAGCTACCGTAAGGATCATCTAAATTGATAGGCTGATTAGGTACTTCACGATAGTTTAAATATACATCTTGTCCAAGACGAGTAATTTCATACCTTCTTGGTATCCATATTTGTTCAGCCACATATGGTACACTATTCTCTACCCATTCAAACTTAGTAGCTTTTCTACCATATCTGTTTGTGTATTTAACTTTTGTAGCTTCTTCTGGTATTTCATAGCCTTTAGGATGTACTTCAGTTTGTAGCTCTCCATACTCATTAGGATAGCTCAGGAATATAAGTTCTCTAAATGCCTTGAACTCAAAATGAGTCTTGAATACAAGACGCTCATTATTATACCTTCTATTTGTACCAGAACCCTGTGCTTGCCCAACTGTTTTATGCTGAGTATCTTGCAGATGCAAGCCAAGCTCAAAACTGGTTGGGTCATAAGTAACCTTTGGATTGCTTCCTCCAATAACATTATGCCTGTCATTAACAGCCAGGCTTGAACTATATGTGTACGTGCCAAGACGTTCTATCTGTTCTTGCGTAAGCTCATCACCATAGAGATTCATAATCTCAGCCATAGTCAAAGCTACTCTAGTCCAGGCATAATCTCCTTTCTCTATTCTGTATTCATCCGGGCTTTTATGAAAGCCAAAATGTAAAGGATTGATAACAGTAATACCGGGTTTTCCATAGTGCTCTCCTACATAACATATTTCTCTGTCAGAAGTAATTGCATGTTTCCAGCCTAAGCTCATTTTACGTACAACTTCCTCTGAGTAGTTAAAATACTCTAATACCTGATTAGCAAATATCTCAAGGCTGGATTTAAAATCTTGTGCTATTTCAGCTGGGTCAGGTGTAGACTGCATTTCCTGCACATAATCATTAGCTTCTATCTGACTTGCACCAGCCATAGCCATATCTGTCTGTTCAAACTTCAGCAGCATTCTTTCAATGACAGCCTTTCTGATTTCTTTAGATAGTTCTTCATTAAACTTTCTAACTGCTTCCTGACTGATAAAACTTGCATGGTAGTTGTCTCTACGCTTAAGCATTTCACCATTCAAGTAACTATATTTAGAGAATATTCTATTATAGTGTATAATCTCTTCGTCAATATCTATTTCCTGGCTAAGCTCATTTGGTATATTGACTCTACAGAACTCTTTGAGAGCTTCTCTAAAACCGTCGATGCGATCATTGATGACATCATACCATAGCTTCATCTGTTTGTAGTTATGCACTACAGTAGTATCATAAGGCACAATATAGTCCAGATAATCTCTGAACCACTCACCATCTTTTTTGTATTTCTCAATCTCAGATACTCTAAGTCTGTATATAGGTTCAAAATAACTCATTGTCCTATTCGTTGTTTAAGGAATTTTGACATTTTACTGAAAGGATTATTCTGTCTGGATAAGCCCTCTTTGATATTGTGCTCAATCTCTCCAAGTGCCAGTGGTAACCCCATCATACTAGATACTGCGTCATAGTTCCCTTTAAGTGTATAATCTCTTATTTGACGTATTGTAAATATACAAGGTATCCTAAATATATTTTTTTCAACCTCGTCATTAATATCTGTCTCTTCAAGCAACCAATCATTAAGCCTGTCAAGCATTGATATCTTACTGACTTGGCTACCTACAACAAATCCAGTCTTTGTTGTATTCTTCAGATATATATGCTGTCCTTGTTCAAACTGAGGCTGAAGACATAACAGATATGCTTTATTCTTTTTAATAAAGTGTGATCTAAGCCTATCCCCTCTGTTTGATTCATACCATAATTGCCTCATAGGATTACCATAAAAAGCAAGCATTTTTTCAAGTACCTGATTATAACCATCAAGACCATTTTTATTCTTGCCTATATAGGTAGCTGCAAGGCAATTACCCTTAGCACCGTAAGGTATATATTTAGGATTAATCCATACGTGAGTTACACCAAGAGATCCACCTTCGTCAAAAGCATCAGATACATAAGGGTCATGTGTAAAGATATGAGCATCAATAGGTATCTTACCATTTATCCTAAAAGGCTGCTCATACATCATTACAGCTCCTTCAAGAGATTCCTTATCTTGTAAGTTATCGTCATAGATTGGATAAGCTGTAGGGTCAACCTCATAATTAACTCCGTCTGGATGATTGTTATCCCAAAATAGACTAATAGGCGTACCTATAGACTCATACAAGTTGTTTTTTAATAGTTGTTTTTCTCGTAGTTCAGCTTCTTTACCAGGAAGTAGTTGGCCTTCTGAAGCTATCCACATATGCTCTATCTCTGTAGGATAGTTCATTTTCCAGTTATTAATAATAGCTGGATCGTTAGTGCGTAGCTTCTCTTCCAGTTTGTCATCGTAATACTTCTTAGCTTTAGCCAGATTAGTATTACCATTCTTGTCTTTAAATCTTTTATCTACTATATATGCAGGCAAAAAGAAACAATGCTTTTCACCATCTTTACCTTTATATCCTATACAGTTATAGTCATCAGGATGAGTAAATATCTTTTGTGCAGCTTTAATAGTGTGTATATTACCAGATGTACCTACACCTATTCTGGGAGCAAACTGTACACCATCTACACTTACAACAGCTTCGTCAGAACCCCATGCATTTAATAAATCTTCAAACAGACCTATCTCCTCATACATTATTAAAGAACGTCTACCACCTGCACCTGATTCAGCACCTGTACGTTTGTTAGCAGAATAACTTACATGGTATACTGTACTGCCTGTACCTCTTTCTTCCCATGCACTACCTACTTTAACAGAAAATTTATTAGTCCATCCTCTTTCATCATCTGTATCAAAGCTTCCCGTCATCTCCTTATAGAAAGGACAAGGTTCCCAATCATCATCTCCAATCTTACCCCATGTACCTGCTTCTGGGCTAGTTTTAAGGAAGTTAGAACTAATCTTCATAAAAGCCAGCGTCTTTGCAGATTTACCTTTAATACCTGCACCTACATTTATAAGTATCTGGTTTGGGTTACGTATAATTTGCTCATTGTAAACTTTAGCTCCATCAAATGTTATATCGTAGAATACTTCTGCCAGTATATGGTACAGCGATTTCCCGCCACCTCTGCAATTATGTACTACAGTATAGTCTTTTAGCAAATATAAATTATCTTGATCTACTTCTATTCCATAATATGTATCATAAGAATACTTTTCTATATTTATAACATTTTTATTAGAACCTTTACTGTTTTTGTAAACTCTAACAGGAGCTTTCTTTCTTTTTATCTTACAAGGTATTCTACCTATTTCTCCATAAATTCTAAGATTGTAATTAGCATTATTTTTAATACTTACTCTTCTGGAATTTATAGTAGTTCTGTAACCTAATGACCAGCAAAGTTCTTCAACCTGCTTAATTAGATTAAAATCAGAATTACAAAAAGTATACCTATGCATCTTTTTAGAATAATTCCCGTCAGAGTCTAGTAATCCTGCTAATAGTTCTAATCTTTGGTCTATAGAAGACTGTAGATATTCTATTGGAATATGTTTGTTATTCCTAAAAGTTTTTGACCAATAATTATTTTTATAGAGCATAGTTTTGTCTATAAGCCTAAACCTATAGACATTCATATCCCCAAAAGAACCTTGATTAGAAGCTAGCTTTATGTTATAAGAAAACCTTTCAGGATCAGACTTAGCATATCCAATTAGCCATCTTTTTATTTCTATTTCGTTTTCTGCAAAGCATATTAATTTTTCTCTTTTAAAACCATCTCCTAACCAAAGGCCTATAAAATAAGGATGAAGTTTTAAATCTTTTTTATCATACTCTATCGGTACTGCTGTTACTCCTCTATATTTAGCGTTACAATTTTTATAGCTCGTTTTAAATTTATTATATAGTTTTTCTGTTTCTATATTTATTCTTTTTAAACTACCTTTTCTTCTAACAGTGGAAACTTTATCTAAATGAAGTAAATGCTTAGAGTTTACAATATAAGGTTCTCTTTTTGCTTGAGTTACTTTATAAAGTTGATCTTCTCCTGTAAATAAGTTTTTAACTATTCTAGGAGTAGAATCAGGCCCCATTAATCTGTCTCCTATTTCTACATCCTCTATATTTTTAAGACTTCCGTCATACATACGTACCTGTGTGCCTTTACCGTGGCAACCCAAAATTGTTACGTTCTTAGCATCATTATTATACAATGGAATACCTACAGGATTATCATGTCTTTTAGCTATATTCTCTAGAGGCTCTATAAATTCTTTGAATGTTCCATCAGACTTATACAGGCATAACTCATTATCTTCAGGAAACTTAGTCTTATTTATATTAAATACTCTAAAATCTGATGTGTATTTATCATCTTCACTAAATCCAGAGAAACCTCTGGCTACTCCTACATTATAACTATAGTGCCACTCCAAGTCTCTAATAAGAGGCTTAATCAGCTTACCATGTGTCTTATTAACTTTATCTACATCAGGTATTCTACAATAATGATGATAGAATCCAAGGTTACCTCTGCCATATCTCCATCCTCCAAAGTCTTCAAACCATGTACCTTCAATACATCTGCGTTTCATTTCACGCCAAAACTTTAACCAGCGTGGGTCATCTGGATGTATAAGTTGTGGTTTAAACTGATCTGTAAACCTAGATAAATCCTCTGTTTTAATCCAATTCACAGTTCCCTCTTTTCAGATTTAGTAAGTCGTCTACCACCTCTGGCTGTAGCTGAAGATTTGCCTTTGATAAACTTATCTTCTATCTTTTCATATTGCTTATATATACTATCTGTATTCTTGCGCATTTGCTCTAACTGACTGGCTGTGCCTTTAATATTTATAGCATATTTCTTACCTGTACTAGCATCTGTTTCTACTTCAGTCCTATCCAGTGTAATAGCTGTATCTTTAAGAAACCTAGCCCTCTGTTTGAGTTGCTCTTTTTCTTCTTTGAATGCTCTCTCTATAGAGTCCATACAATCAAATGGATAGCTTTCAAGGCATTCTTTAATCAAAGTATCATTCCAGTCTATCTCTACATACTCATTTTCAATAACTGATTTTCTATACTCTTCATCCATTCTAAAGAAAGGGTTCATTTCTTCATCTGGGTCACACATTAAAAAAATAGCCAGCATGTACTTAGATGATAACTCATTTCCATATTCAGTAAGCAGTTTACTGTATGGTGGATGAATCTTTAACCAGGGATTAAGTTCCCAAAAGTTATCATCAGGATTTACTGGCTTATTTATTTTAGCGAATGCCATCTATTTTAGTTCAAGTAAATAAAGAGTAGTATTAATCAAATTCTTTATATCAATCATTAAATCCTGACAGTCTGGACTAGCTTGTTGAATATATACATCCATGTAGTCACCAAGCTCTTTCAGATAAGTTTTTGCATCAGGCTTGTCCAGCATAATTATCTTAGGTATTTCTGGTTTAGTACCATACTTACCAATAAGTGCTTCAGCCAGGCTATCTATCATATCCACAAGCTCTTCATAAAACTTATTAAGTGCTTTATGTTCTGCATAACTACTAGTCCTTAGATGCCAGTAATGCGTAAGCACTTGTGCCTGAAAGAGTTTTCCTAATATATCTGTTACCATTTTCCTAATGGGCATTTTGAACTCATGCTCAAGGTTTTTGCAGACAACTTACATCCACATCCTTTTTTGCTTTCGAGTGTTTTAACATTAATTCCTTTTTTGCTTCTTGCGCAAGTATTACCTTCTCTCATACTACAAGTAGTACAATGAGCAAGCCTATACTCTGCTATTTCCTTAGTTTCCTGGTCAAGCTTACCTAGTCTATCCAGTGTCAGGTTAGCCCAACCTTCAATTATTTCTTTTACCATGCTACGGGTATTTTAATATCTAATGACCATCTATCGAGTGTAGTCAAGTCTTTACCTACTGTATAAAGCCTATGCCTGTTATCAGCAACAGCTACACTAATACCAGCTTGCTGTGGAATATATGTATCAAAAGTACTGTATAAACCTACGTATACTCTAGGCATGTCTGCATTTCTGACTACAATATTGTCTCTGGTATGAAAGACAGTTTTTGTTTTTGGAATAAATTGAATCTGCTCTTTGTTCTGTACAAACATCTGATCGTGACGTACTATAGTACCTTCATAAAATATATTACCATATACACTATAGCTACTATCTACATAATGTTCTTCGTAGGTCATAAGAGACTCATCGACAGTCTGACTTGTATCTATATAAACTACACGTTCTACTGTATCTTTAATATGCTTAATCTTGACAACATTAAAAGTATCTACTATACTGACAGTATCTACTGTACATTCTACAATAGTCTCAGTCTGCCTGATAACTTCTGTATTACTACAACCTCTAACGAATAAAAGAGTAGCCACTACAGCGACAGCAGCTACTCCTATATGACTCAAAATATTCTTCATTAGTTTCCCACTCTTAGTCCAAGCCATCCAAGAAGAAGCTTAACTACTTCACTCTTAGCATCTGGTACAATATCTGTATCAAAGCATTTCTCAGCAATATCTTGTGCTCTCTGAAGTACATATCGTACAATAGGCAGCCATTTATCTACCTCAGCAATTTTGATATTCTGGAAAGTACCATCTGCATCTACGTAGTTCTCATTGGCATATCGTAGAGTTTGTGCAAGTTCTTCAAGAAAGCAAGCACCACTTTCAAGAAAGTCATCAGCTTTACCAGGAGTAGTTTTATTGTAACTCTCAAGTACAGCCATTGCTTCTTCCATTTTTCTTTTGTTCATTTCTAGTTTGATTTAATTTGTCCAAGAATATCATGGTCATTCAATAGCAAATAACCATAATGTTTGTTATTCATATTAGTAGGTGGTTCAAGACCCTTCCATTCAGGCAACATAAAACTGTTAGGCATATGGAAAGGTACTTCAGTATTCTCTTTAGTAGCTATTGTATTACGTTTAGGAATAATTACATTATTACCTTTAGCATATTTATCATAGCCTTCAGGTACAGAAATAACTACAGCTTCTACTGAATAAGGATAAGGATTTTCTTCCAAACCTTTAATACCATATCCATTCTGAGTTCTTACAGCTACAAGATTATCAGGTTTAGTAACAATACCTGTCTTAGATACATGATACTCAAGTACTTTACATCTAACAAGAATCTTACGATTGTTAGGAATAAATCTGGCATAGTCTTCATCAATATTAACTATAGCTTTATTATAGTTCTCTCTTGTAAGCTTGTCTTTATCAAAATTACTATCTGTCTTAACATCTACAAGTTTTGGTTCCTCTGGCATAAATAGTCCTGATTTACGTTTAGTTGATTTGTAATCCCCAGCAAATTCTTCAAGGCTGGTTCTGTTCTTTGGTTTGTCCTTCATGTCTTTTAAAGAAATATTTGTAATAATTAAACTGTTTTAGTTGTTCCCATACCATCTCAAGATATGCTATTCTGGTCTTCTTTTGCTCAATATACTTTTCATTCTTAGAATATCCAAGCCTCCATTTGCTATCCTTTATATCTTTATCTATCCTATTAGGCATAAACCTAACTGTAAAACTATTAGTAATCTGTATTTTCTCTCCTACCATTAAAGGATTGCGTAGATAATAAATAAGCGTACTGTACATGTTCTCTATAACAAATTTAACATGATTTACTGGCATGTCCAATTCCTCTGCTGTACGTTTATATATATCTTCCTGCGTCATACTCCAATAGTCAAAGGAAATGTAAACTCTACTTTACCTTTAGTCTTAATAAACTTTTGCAAGTTTACAAGTGACCTTGTAGGTACATTAGTATCTCTTTCAATTAAGCCTTTAGACTTTAAACTCTGTTTGAGCCTTGTAACTTCTGAGTTAGATATTTTTACAGTCTGCTTAAGATGTTTACTATTAGGGCTTGAGAAATAATCAATCTCAGGTACTCCTGCAAGTATAAAACTAAGCACATCTTCCTCTCTTGGATTAAGTTTAACTCCTACTGCATATATCAGTCTAAGATATATTCTCCAGAAATCTCTTTCTGTTTCCAGGTTATACGGCTCTTTAGCAGCATTTCCTGTTTTACTAGTCATTATGTTTAAGACCATAGTTTAAATTGATTTATAAATTAGAGGCAGGTTATAAATTAGATTCGTAAAACTTCATCCTGCCTCTGACATAACTTATACATGTTTACAAATATACAGACTATTAAATAAAATACAAGTACGCACAATAAAAAAGAGAGACAGTATGTGCCTCTCTTATAATAATTACAGCTAGTTTCAGATAGTTATAAAACATTAAAACCTAATCTTCGTTTTGCATAACCATCTGCGTCATCTTCATCTAATACAAAACTATCTTTAATCTGCTCTGGTGTATAAACCACTTCGATTTTCTTATAGTTCTTATTGTAAAAATCAGGATTATATCTAAGATGTATTTCTATAATCTTATCGCCAATATATTCCACATTAACATAATACTTCTTCTTAACAAAGTAATCTACTATAGGATGTCTTTCTGGTTCAAAATTATCTCTCTCCCATAGTTTAAACTCACCATCCTTCTTGAAAGCCTTAACTGTAAAAGCATACTTATGGGCCATATAATCTACTGACCTATGTGTACCTTCAAAGAACTCTGTCCAAAATGTACCAGGTGGTATGTTAGATTTAGCTGGAGTTAAGAACATTCTTTTGCTACCAGCACCAAGCCCTCTCAAGTTAGTAATAGGCTTAACCATATACCAACCAGCTTTATTTACAGGTACACCAGCTGGATTACAATTATAACCTAGTTTCTTAGATAATATAAGTTTATCATAAACCCATAAATCTTCCACATCTAGTTTACTGTAGATATCTATATCAGTCATTTTAATTATTATATATTTTAGCAAATAGCGTATTTTGAAATAATCTAGCCAAATCAGATAAAATTACATTACCATTAAAAGACAAATAAGGATTGAATATCCAATACTCCTTTATCTCAGTTAAACTTTTATGCTCGACTAATTCTCCAACAGAAAACATACCAATAACTCCCAACTCATGTAAAACATCAATATCTTTTTTAATTAAACTTTTATTTACACTTAATATTTCTTCAAGTTCTCTAGTAGATGAATTAGGATTAAGAGGTCTAAGACTATTTGTAAAAGCATGTGCCATTTGAGCCAATTCAAAAGCAACCATATACTGTCTCTTAGTAGTCATCTTTTTTAGTAAAGCCCATGACTTAGGATATATCTTTTTAAAAGTCATGTTTTTATCATGCTTCACCATATGCCCAGCCGGACGACTTTTTATTTCTTTGAACTCACCTGTTTCTTTATTAAGGACGCCTGCTGTTTCTTTGTGAGTAAGCTTCAAAGTAGCTTCGTAATCGTATGATTTCATAGTGGTTTTTACTTTGGTTTAATGCAAATATAAGCTTTACTGTCCACTTTATGGACGATATTGTCCACTTTCTGGACAGTAAATGTAGGATTTATAGGGGTTACAGAGTTGTGCTTCTTATTTCTTTATAGACAGTTATTCTCTATTTTAAAATAAAAAAATGACAACTACTATTTTTAGTAGAAATAATTTGAAATTTTGATTACCCCTCCCTATGCTATTTTAGCTATACTCATGCCCTTATGAGACTGTCTGGAACCATACAAACACTTATTGACACCGGTTAAAGAAAACTCATTGTAAGTGTCTAGCATTTCAGGTATAGTAAAAAACAGAGTACACTTATTTTCCTCTTCTACAAAGTATTTGAACTTTGTAGTCTTTTTAGCTCTGGTACGAGATTTAATCTTTTGTTCAAGTTCTTCTTTAGTATAAGCTAGAACATATCCATATACACGCTTACCATTTACAAGAGTATCTGTAGAACGAGGGTTTTTCTTATTAACTGAAGAAAGGAACTCCCTCTTACTTGAAAAATATTTGATAGCCCCCGTCTTTTTATTGTAGCCATAAAACCCCTTGGTCTTGTTTTCTACGTAAAAACCAGAGTTAACTTTTAGAGTATGCAAATAAACTTTAAAGGGCTTCTTTCCTTCATGTACAAATATGATATCATTATGAGCTATTCTATTAAGCTTACTTTCTATAGTAGACCTATCAAGCTCTAATGCGTTAGCAGCTTCTTGTATAGAGTCAAATTTATACATCTTTCTAGAACCTATCTTATAAACGTCTATAGCTCTTAGATGAGGAGCGCCTTTAGTCTTGAGTGTTTGTCTGAGGCTTCTGGAGATTTTCTTTTTAATAGCATCTGTATAGACATATGAGCCATTCTCATTTACTTCTACAATATTATATCCGTATTTGTCATTATACGACTCGAATATACTTTGCCAATATTTCTCTCTTGTAAATAAATCTTCTACATTTTCTACGTACTCTAATTTTTCAAATATAAAAGCTTCTTTCTTATACTTATTGTATGCATTTTGTAAATGATAAGAATGATGCTTGTTGTTTTTTAAAGCGTTAAAGTGCTGGTATTTTCTTTTACGAATAACTTTAGAACTGCCAATGTACACTTTGTTATTGACGGTGTTTTTAATCATGTAAATACCTTGATCTTTGTTCATGTCTAGTTGATTTTGATGTATACAAAAATACAACTAATTATCTGAAAAACAAAGAAATATGTAGAAAATGTCCCGATCTATTCCACAACCCCTACTATAACTTGGCGCAGCGAATACCCCCCGTTGCGTATTTTTTCACTCTTAAACTTAATGTTATGGAAAACGCACAAGCAACAGCGTTATTTAGAGGTCGTACCTTCCATCCTGATACAGGTGCTGAGGTCATTGCTATTTGGGCACGTAACAGTGCTGGCGCACCTCTTAAGGTAATCAACTCTGAGCAAGAGTTGAAAGCTTATGGTAGCCCTGCTGATGTACTCAAGGCACTCAAGCCTGTGAAAACTCAGTACGGCAACTGGATGTTCCGTCTGCCTAACGTGGAAGCAGTAGAGGAGCTGACCTGGTAAACCTCAAGCCCTGCACAGCCTTCGGGTTGTGTGGGGTTTCTAAAGGGTGAGACTCAAATACGATAGAGTTTTCACCTAATTGTTAAGACTTAAATACGAACAATGGAAAAGTATAAATTCACAATTGCTATCATTATAGTATGTCTGTTCGCAGCCATACTGGTGCTATTTCCAGTAGGTTACATTACGCAGGACAGTATTATGCTGGCTGCAGGAGCTGTTTTGGCTCTTATTACAGTACTATCTTGTATCGCATTGATAGCAATAACTAATTGATTAACAAACAGGCTGTGAGGTAAAGTGGAGTAAACCACATTTAAAATCTATAGTTTTATACTATAAAAGTAGTAAACTCCAGCTTGTTTTTTACTTATACTCTAAAACAATAAGACTATGAATATCTTATCCAACAGAAACCTAGATCTAGCCAGAACAGGGTTTGAAAATCCTCAAGGGATTTACTCCGCAGAAGAAGTAAGTGCAGTTCTCACTTTCTTGGCAGATGAAGATAATGGGGCTGAAGCTCAGTTTCCTATTGCCTTGGACGTCCGTCACTCAGACGGAAAGACTAAGGATTGGTTCAAGTCCTACTATTTGACAAAGGATCAAATGCTGAACTTAAACTTCCCACATTTCCCTACATGGGCAACGTATGCAGTTAGTCCAGGATCAGCTACTGTAGCTGCTAAAGCACAGGCTGTAGCTGCCATTGTAAGAGAGCTAATGAGTTGATAATCAAGAGGTTAGGATTACTTGCAAAATGCAAGTGATAGGGTTAGTGTGGTTTCTACAACCACTTTCCCCAAATCCTAACCTTTTCTCCACTTCAATTTTAACCTATACAATCTAAGCCATACATAAAGGCATTGGATTGTTAAACTATAAAAACAATCTTACAAGTATGTGTAGTGAGCATACTTCCTTAACAGGTAAATAAAACTCTATGGGTTTGAGCATATTAAGTTATGCAACCTCGATGGAGAGTTAATACACTAACTTAATAGTCTAGTAGGGAGACTCGGCACTGCTGCATGATTGCACCCGAGTAATAGGAGACTGAAATTAGCATAGTGATATGCAATGCTCTGATGAGATTTAGCTAGTCAAATCAAAGTAGTCTTAAGACCATCAGTAATCATGCCTACTAGACTTCTTTTTTTAATCTATTAAACTAGAATAAAATGACAAACGGAAATATGTGGCTTGAATTCCACGAAGAAAATGAAATTCCTGAAGAAGAGGCTGTAACCTGTCAGTGTGAAGGTGGGCCTAATCTTCCTGATGAAAACACCACATTTTGCGAAAACTGTGGATGTCCAGCATAATAAACTTTTAAACTAAAACACAGCCCCTGCGATAACATCAAAGGGGCTTACTGCTATTCCTAACAGCAGTATAATAGAGACACTCATACATATATGAGGGTTAGGATATGGTACACTAATAGCTGAAGGTGTACCTGAATAAGGAGACTTTATCTTTTTATACTTGCTTAATTGTAGGTAATAATGACAAGTGCTCGTTAAAGATAAAGGTTGCCGATACAGACAGAAGGATGAAACTTCCCTGTTCGCTCCGAGTAACTAGGTTAGTCACCTAGGGTTTAGACATTAAGTGTCTAAACAAAAATAATATCAGCTTTTTTATCATCAACATCCTGAACGTAGTAGGGATGATTGTGAAAGCCCATTCAATTGGGATAAGTATAGAGATGTACTGAGGAGTACTCTATATGATGGCAGCTTACCAGCTCCTTTGACCAAAGGTAAGCGTTCTACAGTAGGAAATGACTGTAGTCCTAAGAGAATATCTACCACTATTCTCTATTGTGCAGACTAACCATGTGGTAGTGGTTAGTATCATTTATTAACAATTGTTAGAGTTACAGGCTGGCTCTTTCAATTCCTAACCCACAGTCCGTATAGGTGAAATGCCTAGTAAAATTATGCGTACTACTAGTATAGAATCCAAGAATCTTGATGTGATCTTTAACGTGCTAAAAGAAGAAGCTTCCAAGCTTCGTTGCGAAGGCTATCACTATGGCAGTCTCGTGTACACAACTCCATTAAAACCTTGCGTAATTCCATTTACACAGTGGGAAGACGCAGAAGAAGGTGATTTTGGCACTTACCGAGACACCAATTCACTTGTAGTATGGTTTGAAAAAGCCATACAGTGGCTGATCGGTGGATTTTCCATCAAGGTAGCCGAATTAAATGAAGATGGTGGTGGAAACTACCACTTCGCAAGTGAAGAACTATGGATTTCCAGTACTCAGACAACAGCAGGTAACATGCTGTTGGAGATTTGGAAATTTGCATTTGACCCTAACGAAGAGGGTCAAGCGTTCCAGACACCTTCTAAAAAGGTAGCGTTGAAAACTTATTTGTTGGAGTTTGAGCCAACATTTAAGTAAAGACCAAACCACAGCCTACTTGTGGATTACTAACATACTATCTACAATAGTAGGTCACAGCCTAAACAGCATGTGATGTAGATAGTATAACTTAAAGAAGTGGCGGAATTGGTAGACGCACGGTAGGAAACGGGCTAAGTACTTGAGAGGTAAGTGATAATCTTAGCCAATTGCAGGTTCAAGTCCTGCCTTCTTTACTATTATTTTAATTACTAAAACTCTAAATACAATGAAGGAATATATGGAATACGTAAGAACAGAATTGCATATAAATGGTAAATGCACAGACATTTTATCGCCCTCAGACACAATCCCTGAAGTAGGTGATGAGTTTGTCTACAATTACACCCAGCAAGGTGTGTTGTACACAGATACCGTAAAGGTAGACTATGCCCACACAACCAGTACAGTAAGCCCTGCCTCCAAGTTTCTCCCTGAGATTAGGACAAGCGTTAGACGGCTACACTGTGTAGTACTAAAACGGCACTACAAGCAAAGATTTTCAAGCTACTAATTGAACTACTACTGTAGTACAGCATAATAAATAACAAGTGATAACAATGCTACAATACCGCAGAGTTATCTTAATATCTTGCTATTTCTATTGATTGAAAGTATATGGTAGGACGTAAGAGCCTTTACAATATGGGTAAAGCCATACATATACAAGTAATGTGAAATAGTGCTGGTAGATCACAGTAGTAGTTTTTAACATCTGACATCGTAACTATCCTGGAGTAACGGTGTACAATGTAAATCCTATAAGACTGAGCGTCAGTTCTTTTAGGAGGCGGCAGCAATAACAAAGTATAAGAGTTAACCAAGTATGATACTAATACTGTATCAAGTTAGCAAGGGTTAAACTTACCTGTTAGCCAGAGACTGTTATTGCCTCAAGTAAAACCTTAATGCAAAATCCTCAACATGCAGGTGAGCAGATGTATTCTTTTAGACTATGGTTACTTCCATAACTTAGGAAGTAGGAATACATTATGGTGGTTAATAGCCACTTGAGTAAGGTTATATCACATTTGATGATAAACCTATTGTGCGAGCTATTCTTGGTTAAGCTAGTAGAAATACTATGCGTAGGATAGCGACATTACTTCACTCTTAAACAACAAGAAAAATGGAATATCCAACAGAAGCTTATGCTTGGCGTATTCTTCGTCAAGATAATAACGAAGAACTGATGTCTGGTATTGTAGCAGAACTAGATGACAACATTTACCCTGCTCAGGAAGAGTACTATCTGACTGAAGAATTTCCATCTTTGCCTTATGAAGTAGAGATGTGCAAGTTCAAAGTGGAAGGTCTTAAACTTGAAAGCTTTGAGTTTCAAATGACTTGGAGCCAACTTTTACAGTTTAAGGTTAAATGACAAAATTACTTCACTCTAAAACTTTAAGGTATGATTGAGATTAATGAATCAACGTTAGAAGAAACTCTTGAAAGAGTAAATTTCTGGCTCACTAAAAAGCCAGAGAAAAAAGCGTTGAACATCAACATTACTGAGACAGCAAGTGGCTACAAAGCCATTATCTTGTGGAAGTAGTAAACTGAAAGCCAGAGTAGATTAAACCCTGCTCTGGCACATTACTTAACAGAATAAGATTTACACTCTAAAACATTAACAATTATGCGTCCATTTATCATTATCGTTTTTGTACTGATTACTATATCAGTACAAGGACAAGTTGGTTTACAACTGACCAACCAAGATGTCAAACTCTTGGTAGGATGGGACGAGCCTGCTGAAGTAGGTGTACAAGCTGTGGCTACTTTAAGCTACAACTTGAACAATCAAGTCCATGTAGGATTTAAGACAGGTTTGTACATTCAGTATGACCATTTGATAAGCTTAGATTTGAAGTTCTTTGGTCAACATGTTAGAGGCCAGATGGCCACGTTGGAATACCACTACAACATAGTGGATAACCTTCTCATAGGTGTTCAGTTGAATACACAGAGAGTGGGTGTGTCTGCTATCTATATGCTACCTACGGGTAGTGTAGGTAGTGGTTGCTATTAAGAATTAAGGTTGAAATTCCTGTAAGACACATACGAACCATCTAGCTGTACCAGAGTAAACTGGGGAATGCAAATCAATTCTGGTTCTTTTACTGATGTGTCTTACAAAATCTCCTATATAGTACAAGCCTTTACGTGGCATAGGAGACTTAATACTAATATGTACTAATTAACTAACTCTTAAAAGCTAAAACCATGCTTAAAAGACACAAAGTAGCTATGCTTGCTACTAATCAAAAAGCAAATGTTGGTGATTATATTATTATTAGATATAATAATGTAATTCATCTTGTCAGCTATTCTAAAGGACTAGCAACTAACAATCAACAACATCTCTACATTCTATCTGATGATCCAATCCAAGATGGAGATTGGTTTGTTAAGATGAGAAGTTTTAACAATAAACCTTCTTTATACAAAGAAGACAAAAAAGCGTTTATGAACTCAGAATGGCTTAATTCTGGAGATGTAAATGACTGTTTTAAAGTCATTGCCTCTACTGATACACAGCTAGGTTTACCACAACCTAGTAAAGCATTTATCCAGAAGTATGTTGAACTTTATAATAAAGGCCAGCAGATTACTGAAATAGATGTAGAATATGAGTATGTCGAGCAAGAGTGTAACAGTAGTACCAATTGGATAGATTGTGACAGCAACGGAACTGACTTTTATAAATGTACAGTTTGTGGTAATGTTGGAGCTTCTGACATTTGTATAGAAACTGTAAGAGAAGGGTATTTACCTAAAGTAGACAACAACAATACTATAACTATTCGTAAAGTAAAAGATAGCTATAGTAGAGAAGAAGTTGTAAACTTTGCAATTAAAGCTTTCTACGCAGGCTATAATCACCATTTAGGTGCTCAATACTTGGAGGGCAAAGAATGGGTTAACGAGAATCTTTAAACTTTTCAAAAATATATTATTATGAGTAAAATTATTGGTGCTATTGGAGCAATTATCGCAGTAGTTGTATTGTTAACTCTTTTACTACAGTATCTGTGGGCATGGCTTATTCCAGAGCTATTTCCTATGGTAGTAGAAAAAAATTACATTACATCAGAGATTGAATTTTGGGAAGCTTTTTGGATTGCAACTTTAGTAAGTTTACTAGGATTTAATAAATCTTCTTAAACTTTTAACGGACTATCAATTTATTAATCATTTGGCAAATTGGGAATATTCGTCAGGCAGTGTTTGTCCGTGCTGCTTTTTCTAATCTTTTTAAAAATTAACAAATGAAGAAAATACTAGACTTAAGTCATATTGACCCACGCAAACCATATCAAAGAGCAATTGATGATATGGCAGTTACAGACATTCTTGATGAGTATATCTTAATTCAGGATAAAAACTCTCAGATGTCTAGAATGCAGCGTGACTATATCATAACTGTATTTAAAAAGATACAGTATGATTACAATAATCCAGAACAGCAAACAGAGAAGGGTAAAGCCTTCTTTGAAGAACTGGATAAAAAATACATCAATTTGTTAACACAATAAAATAATTAACTATGAAGCTTACAAGTGGAGTTAAGCATAAAATTCGTCAAGAGCAAGCTCTGGCTCGACGTAAACAAAATATTGAGCAGTACACAGATTTTATTGGTAACTTTGGAAAACAGACTACAAAGTTCTGTACATTTCTAAATGAACACTTGACTATCAAGCAAGCTAAGCACAAGCTCAATCTTGCTGAACGTGAAGTAGCTATCTTAAAACAAAAACTGGGAGCATGGTAAACATACCAGATAATGAGGGACTATTTATGAATGTAGTCCTACCTGGTAAGTGGAGGCTTGAAAAAATAGCTAACAGTCAAGGGCATCCTTTTAGACTGTATGCTAATAGTGTTTTGACTGAGCTTTACCAGATGCAGAATCTTTATGTTAATCAGCCAGAGGATGAGTTTAAGCTCAGACTAGAGGCTGGATTGTTAATTGCTAAATTAGAGAACTAATGGAGATCAATTTTAAGCGTGTATTTCAGACGCTGACTCAGGTTCTGGATGGTACACTGGTACTTAGCCCAGAAGATAAAGCAGAACGCCTTAAAGAAGTAGCTCAGGCTGCTCAGGGTTTTGCTAATCCAAAGTCTGACAGCTTTGGTATGGCATTTCTTAAGACTTGTCAAGACCAAGTTACACGTATCAGACTGAGCAAGTTCAACGCAATGAAGGCTCACGTTGATATGCTTATCAACGAAGGTCTGGACGCAACTTCTGCATGGCTTGATGTTTATGCACAGTATTATCCTTATAAGAGCGTTCAGTTTATGAACAAATGTGAGGATAACTGTAATGAGCTTGAAGAGTTGTTTGATTTTGCTTGCTACCCAGATGTGGCGTTTATTGCAAAGTCACTCTATTGCTAAGATATGACGACTGTTAAGATTGGCAAGAGTAGGTACTTAATCGTACTTGCTCTTGTTTTTTCTTTATAGTTATGTATATTTGTACGGTTCAATTATTTTCTTTATATTTGAACTATGAAAAGAATAGAAAAAATTGCGATCGAAAGAGGTTATTTTGTAACAGAAGAAGGGTTATGTTACAGCAAAAGAGGCAATCAAGTGGGTTATATAAACAATGGATATTACAAAGTTGCTATAAAAATTAAAGGTCGTAATAAAAAATTTAGTATTCACAGAATACAAGCTTATCAAAAATACGGTGATAAAATCTTTGAAGCAGGTATTCAAGTTAGACATCTAAATGGAAACCCTTTAGATAATTCTTGGGAAAATATTGCTATAGGTAATCAGTCTGAAAATCAAATGGATATCCCTGAGCAAATAAGAATAAAAAGAGCATTAATTGCTACATCTAAAGTACGTAAACACAAACACAAAGAGATTATAGACTATTATAATAAAGTAAAAAGTTATAATAAAACCATGAAAAAATTTAATATTTCTAGTAAAGGAACTTTGCATTTTATTATTAATAAGTCTTACTCATTAAAAAACTAGCTTAAATAAGGGGTATGAGACTCTACGTGGTCTTCTAAGCCATTGACGTTAAACTAAGGGTCGGATGTCTAGTGGTTCAAATCCACCATACCTCTCTATTGTTTTTAGAGTGAATTTGTGCCTCAGCTACAGAATATATTGTAGTTGGGGCTTTTTTATTTAGTAACAAATTAAAGTCAACAATTATGAAGATCATCAGAACCAAAAAAGACAAGACTGTCTACATGAATAAGACAGCATTTGAGATTAAGAAAAAAGAAGCCAAGCAAGATAATTTGCTTGGTCATGTGCTTGATCTCAAAAGAGGAGAAAACGCAAAAATTAGGTCACGATTTTAATTTAAATGAGACTATGGGTATTATACCTGTAGTCTCCTTTTCATTCAATTATTTTTAATCATTAATTTACATTAAATCATTTAATTATGAACAATTTTCAGAAAGTTTGGAACGACCACACTAAGCAGTATGATCTTCAAAGCCAGGTAGAACTGGTATCAGTAGCAGAAGCTCCCATGCCTAACAGTAATGGTAAGCTTTACTACCCATGTACTGTGAAGTATACTGACCCTAATGGGCAAGTCGTAAATTCACAAGCTATTATTCATGCTAAGAACTACGATAAAGGCATGACAGTAGGTACATCCTATCTGGCTACTTTTATCCAGACAGACCAAGGTGTACTGATTACAGTAAGTGCTTTGACTCAGGCAGCACGTCCTGATGCAAATGCATTTAAGTCACTGTTTGCTCAGGCAAATGCAAAGACTGAAGCAGAAGCTCGTCAAGCAGGTGCTGTAATCTAAGAGTTCTCATAGGGTGTTTGTAAAGACTGCCTCATGGAATTATCTGTGGGGCAGTTCTTTTTCTTTAAACTGAAATAAATTATGTTAGTAACATCGCGTCCAGAAAATCATTATAAACGTTGGACTTCTAAAGAAGAACAGGCTGTAGTGAATGCTTATATAGCTAAAGAAGAAACTGCTAAAATAGCAAGACTTGTTAAGCGTACTGAACACGCAGTAGTTGGTAAGATTGTACAAATCAGGTGTGAGCCTGATGAAAACCAACTTGAACTACACAATCTTCTTGTCAATACAGAAGAGCCTCAAGAAGAAAATGAAACACATCCTCTTCTTGGTCAACATGCTATTTATGGCATGAGGCTTAGAAAGATTACAAAAGTGTACACCACACTCAATGGTACTACTTATGTACTGTTTGAAGGTGGTTCACTCTTGAGTAACATTGAAGAGATAAGAGGTAGTATTGTAGACAAAGTTTATTCTTTGTAACTTTACCCAAGAATAAAAGGTGAATGGGAAACTGTTCACCTTATTTTTTCACAATACCAATTGAACATGTATGCTAGATTTATTGTATTTCTACTGATATTTATACCATTAACCATTCAGTCAGCTCATACTTATGAGCATATTCTTATTCCTACCATAACGCTCCCTGAAATCACAGTGAGACCAGTCAATCAGACTGATAAAGAACTTATTGCAAGACTTATCAGATCGGAAGATTGCAACCAAGGTCTATTGTCCAATATGATAATAGCTCAGACTGTGTTACACAAAACCAAAAAATATAATACGGATGTGTATGGAGCCATTTTTAAGACCTACAGCAGAGGCAAGGCTTATTATGGAGCGTATACAGACAACTTCAATAAAAAGCCCCTAGAAGTCCACTATGAGGCTGCAGAGATGGTTCTTAAGGGTTACAGGCCAGCACCTGAAGGAATTGCATACTTTATAGGTGCAAATGACAATCCTAATACAAGTTGGTATAAATACATTGAAAAATACGCATGGAAGCAGGTAGGCTACCATGTATATTGCTTCGATCCAAAATACAAATAAACAAAAGAGCAATTCTTAATTGAGTTGCTCTTTTTTAATCTAACAGCCTATGATGAATGTAAAAACATTAATTGTTTTAGGTAATTATTCAAACAGGGATAAACATTATTATCCTCATGCTATAAAGGCATGGAATTTATTAGTTCACTGGCCTGTAAACACAGGAGATACTGAATCAATTAGAATAATATGCATGCTGTAATAGGATTGATAAGAACATTAGGCACATGTTCATGGAAATATGAACATGAAAGAGATGATATAGAGCTTAGAGCTTGGTTTATAATAAGTACATCTTCTTTACGTACAGATGATGTAGAAACAATAAGATCGATATGCGTAATATAACATTAATGTATAAGCTTACTTCAGGTTTTTCATGGTTTTCAAATTCTATAGAAATTGATGCTTTGGAGTTTGGCCTTAGTGGAGATTCTAGCCCGCTTGATATCATGCTTAACGATGAAACAATCAGAATAATATGCAACTTATAGTATATATAGGTGTCGAAGGAAGATTTACTTATGGGCGTGTAGGAGACAGACCTTTACAATGGATACTTGAAAATGATAATAATATATTTTTTGATAGAGTAGAAACAATTAGAATACTATGTTACGTATAAATAGAATATGCAGAAAAGAAAATTATAGCTATAATTCAGGAGATATAGATTTCAATGGCTTTTCTTGGTTTTTTGAGCCTAATTGGCCTATTACTATGTCAATGACAACTAGAATAATATGCTACGTATAAAACATTATAGACTATTAGAGAATATTACTTACATGTCAACATTTGATAAACCTTGGAATAATTTTGATTGGTCTATTTTACGAATGAATCTTCCCTCAACAGTTGAAAATAGAATAGTATGCGTTATGTAGATAATTTAGTTTTAATAGGTTCAGAGAGATATGTAGAAAGGTTGTTTAAGCATAAGTCTACGTTTCATTGGAATTTAATAGATATGGTCTTTCCAAGAGGTACTACAATTAGAATAATATGTTATATATAGATAAATATAGACTTTCTGGTTTTTCTTATTTCTTTAGAGATGAAAGTGTATTTCTTTTTAAGTGGTTTCTAATGGGTTGGATACTCCCTGAATCTTATACAATAAGAATAATATGCTACATATAAAATACTTTAAAGATGTTGGTAAAACAGCGTATACAGACTTTTGGGTTTGGTCATGGCAATCTAGACCTGACTACTTTACAATAAGAATAATATGTAAATTATGATGTATGGACATGACATAGAAGTATATCCTAACTTTTTTTGTACTACTATAGAAAACTATAATACAGGTGAGAAAGAAATACTAGAAATTAGTGAGTGGCAAGATGATTTAGATAAAATAGTATGGACATATAATACTGCCTTGCATAATGCAGAACTAGTTAGTTTTAATGGTATACACTATGATAGTCCTGTTATCAAATTTATAATAGTACAATACGATAGTCTCAAACAATTACCTGTACATGAAATATGTGCAGAGATTGATAAATTTAGTCAGTATATTATACGTACTGATATGTGGTGGAGACAACAGAATCTTAAAAAGTACAAATACAATCATCCCTGGATTGATATAGATGTATATCTACACTGGTCTAGAATGCTCAGACTGAGTAAAAAGATTAGTTTGAAATCTTTAGGTATACAACTTGGATATCCTATAGTGCAAGAGCTGCCATATCCACCTGGTATGCATTTAAGTCGTAGTCAGGCTGAAGAAGTCAAACACTACAATTATGAGCATGATATGGGTATTATGCGTAAAATACTGTTTGATACCATCAGATGGCAAGGTAAACCTACTACAGTAGCAGAACAGATAGAACTTAGACGCAATATTCAAAGAACATATAACCTTGATTGCTTGTCTTGGGATGCTCCTAAGATTGCATCTGAGATTATGCTTGATGAATATTGTAAACAAACAGGTGCAGACAAATACGAAACTCGTAAAAGCACATACAATAGCAATGAATGTCTTGAACTACATAATCCAGAGTTTAAGCTTCATATTTTCAAGACATTATACACATCTATGCAATGTGCAGGTAGAGAATTTCATACAGAATTAAACTTTATACATAGAAATACTGCTATTAAATTGAGCTATGGTGTAGGTGGTATACATTCAGTAAACAATAATGAAATATATACATCTGATAAGCACAATATTGTGTATACATCAGACGTAGGTTCACTATATCCAAATCTTATCATTAACTATGGTTTGATTAGACAGTCTGAAGTACTTAATAGTTACATACGTATCAAAGATGAACGTATGGAAGCTAAGCGTACAGGTGATGGAGCAAAGAATGTTACTCTAAAGCTTGTACTTAATAGTCTGTCGGGTTTACTTGATAGTCCTTACTCATGGTTGTATTATCCAGAAGGAGCTATGAAGATGAGACTGCAAGGACAACTTGTACTCACTAAAACTCTTGAAGATTTAGCTATTGCTGGTTTTCAGGTAGTCAGCTTGAATACAGACGGTCTTGAGTGTATAGTACCTGTCGATAGAGAACAAGAATACCTATCTATAGTAGATAATGTAGGAAAAACATTTAATCTTGAATTTGAGCATGAGCAATATTCTAAAATATGCTATGCTAATGTAAATAACTATATTGCCATTAAACCTAATGGTAAATACAAGACTAAAGGTTCAAGCTTTATAGAAAATCCTAATCTTGGTGATAGCTGTAATATGCTAATTGTACCAAAAGCTATAGTAAACTATTTTAGAACAGGACAATCTGTAGACAGCTACATTAAAGGTGACCATCATATATTCAATTACTGTTTGTCTAAAAAAGTAGATAAAAGCTTTAAAGTTGTATATGGAGATGAGGTTCTTCCTCAAAGATTAAATAGGTACTATGTAAGTAAGAAAGGAAAATACTTGTACAAGCTAAAGAACAATAAAAAGACCCATATGCTAAAAGGCTATGGTGTTAAACTGTATAACACTCATACTGATGAAGCTATATCTGACATAGATTACAGCTTTTATATTCATCAGGCTAACAGTATTATACAAACAATTGAAAGAAATAATCAACTAACAATCTTCTAAACAATCAAGTTATGGAATTTACATTTGGAGCACAGCCTGTTGTCACACAGACTGACCATGAGTTGCCACCATTTGTGGAACTTACTAATGAGTATATTGAAGTACTTAAGCCAGAGAACTTTAACAGTAGGTTCTTTGCTGCAATCTATCCTACTAGCCATAATCAATGGGCTAAGTTCTGTATTGCTACAGGACGTACACTCCCGTCAGATTCAGGCTTTGGTAGGGGAAATCTACCAGTAGCTAATATCAGAGATATTGACGTGTGTCACTATCTAAACTGGCTTACTGAAGTTACTAAAGTAGGTGAGATGGATGCTAATCACGAACATGCAGACAAAACATTTGCTGAATATAATGTTTTTCTTGGATTACCTGAATTACCATATGTCATTAATGATGATGGGGTATTTCTATCAGATATTAATGTGAAAGGCTTTAGACTTCCCTCAGTAGATGAGTGGGAGTTCCTTAAAGCAGATGCAGAAGACCAGATTAAAGAGCATGGTCTTGATGCAGTAGCTGTCCATCCTGGTAATAGTGGGCAAAAACCTGCACTGCCTGGAACCAAGATGCCAAATAAATATGGTCTGTATGACATGATTGGTAACTTTCTTGAAGTATGTGTAGAGTATGTAACTAAAAAAGATTAAGTCTATGAATCCTAGCAAACTGAGTTTTACAATCGACAATGTGCCTATCAAGTTTGATATGTTCTGTAGCATTATGAAAGCCAGATATGATACTACAGCTGAAATGTACAGAGAAGAAACAGACATCTTTGAGCCTAAGAAGATCAAAGGTACGAATCTTAACATGGAGCATATTAATGCTTACAATAAGGCACTGGAGGAGCTAAAGAGCTTCTTAGATGATATTTGGGCTTCAGTAGAAGCTATTGACTTTAAGGCAGCCAGTCATATTGAGAATATAGACCTGCGCCGTATTGCTTTCTTCTATATTGGGCCTGCTCAAATGTTCAATAATATAGAGAACAAAAAGAAAGTAGATACTTTCAACTTTGAGCCTGATAACAGGGAGTCTAACATAGGTGATACATATCATTTATGGTCTATCAGCCCAAAAGAACTAGGCTTTGAAGACAGGCGTAGAGATGTGTTTGCTATTCAGTTCTGGTGTCCTTCTACTCACAGAGAGTATTGGGCAACTGTAGATGACAGAGAAAACTTTTGCCAGCAGGGTAGCTATTCTGTCAAAGACGCAGTAGCTTGGCTGTGTGAAATCACACACGACAAAAAGCAGATTAAAGAGATCAATCGTCAAGGTGAGGTCTATACAGTTACTTACGATGTTAAAGATAGTTCTGAGCTAAAACCTGTCACACCTTACTATTTGTCTGGAGATGAGTTCTTTAAGCTCATTAATCAGCAGACTTAAGATTATTTTATTATATTTGTAAATCATTAAAACTAGTTTAACAATGAATCACAAATTAGTTCTTGCTGAAGGTACACATGCGCACGTACTGAAATCAGCACAGCCAGTAGTGAAGAAGAAAATCACTATCAAAGGCGATGCTCCATTGAGCAATTTCTTGTATCAGACTACTGTAGACAGCGTAATCAACCATGAAGTACCTGTAAAAGGTCACTCTCAAGTACGTGAACCTCATGGAGCTGTACAAGTTCCAGCAGGTGTACATGAGAATATCATTGCACGGGAATACAACCCATTTACTGAGCGTAACATGGAGATGTACGACTAATTATTTTTTTAACCAAGCTGGTTATTGGTAAACAAGACCCTGATGTCCTTAATTGGATGTCAGGGTTCTTTAATTTATGCTGAACTATGTTAAGAATTATTTTTTATGAGTCATTTATAAACAAACAGTTGATTAGCTTTAATGCACGTTTCTTTACCAATATAGATAAGAACAAGTATGTAAGCTTTCTTAGCAGCACAAATAGAGTTATATGCTACATATAAAGACTTTTTTAACCTATACAAGACTTTGGATAACATACTCTCATAAAGAGATTTTATTAGATCAAAAGTTTGGTGTATTTCTTCACTTTAGTTTAGATGAATCATTAAGAATATGCTGTCATTTATAGCAAAAGGTACTCGTCATTACTTACTCAATTTTAAATTCCAGTCTTTTGCACTTAAATACTTGAGACAAAGATACACAAACTATAGAATAATATGTCAACTATAATAAAATGTATAACAAAAGTATATGACTCATACAGTTATAAATGGTATGAAGATAATGTTTTTATAAATACTTCTTTAGAAATACGAGACAAATCAAACAGAATATTATGCTATGTATAAAACGGCTTATAAGCTATCCAAAATTTCCATCTTATAATTTTGAATACAGCAATAATCATTGGGTAATGGCAATGAGAATAGATGACCAATCAATAAGAATATTATGTCACTTATAATAGTAAACAAATGCTGGAAGACTTGAATGGTGCATATATTGCAGTTATACCTGCATATATGCTTGAGATTGAATTAGAAAGATTAGTTACAGATATGAAAGGTTACTATATAGTAGCTAAGAATGATGGATTCTATCACATACTAGTGTATGTGTGGAATAAAACGTTTGAAGTATGATAAAACTACTCAATTGTATTAAAGCATACACATGCTATTTGTCAATGGGTAATTTATTTAAATACTCTTTTGTTTATGGTGGAAACTTTGGATATACAGACACTACAATACGTACTATATGCATACTATAAATTGTTTTAGATTTATTCTGTTTGAAACTTTTGATAATTTGTTTGAGGGAATAGATGCAATACTAGAAAGTCGTAAGATTATACATGCTGTGCTTAACAGCAATACTACAATGAGAATGATATGTTACATGTAAATGAATGTTTATTTCTTTACTACAACCATGAAGATTTTGAAGCTGAATTAGCTGATTGGAACAAATGGCCTTACCATGATAATTTCTTAGAAAGGTCTTATTGGTTAACAAATAGAATAATCTGCATTACATAGACTCAAACTTAATATCTACATCTTTTTCTGTAGGTGTAAGCTTGAGTAGCCATGAACCTATATTCTTAGGTACAGCTATTCTTTCTACTCCAAAACCTTTAGTAGTCAAAAACTCATCTTTATAAGTACCACACTTAATGTGATGCTGTTTAGTAATACTTACTTCACCATTTTGTCGCAGATTTAATCTAGGTACAGGTACATAAAATTCAGAATGTGTGTGACCTGAGACAATAATATCTGCTTGTGGTACAGAAAGTCCATGTTTATTAACTGAACTGGTTATACTGCCCCATTTACCATGATGGAAATAGAGAAGACATGACCTTACTTTAGAACCATTGTTGTGAAAGATAAACTTTATAAATCCATGATAACCCATAGTATTTAGTCCTTTGAGACGTAATGCTAAGTTATGCAATGGATCAATTTCATTTCTTTCAATAACGCGGCTTTCGTGATTACCTAAGCTAATCATACCCAAAGTCTTTTTGTAAGGTTTGAGTTTATCCGCCGTATCGTCAAGTACAGCATCAAGATAATTGCTCTTGTTATGCTCTGGTCTGATCTTAGATTTATCACTACGCAGGTCGTATTTTCCCTGCATTAAACAGAGGAAATCACCAAAGATTAAGCTTTTACCATTAAGGCTTTTAATCTTGTCCAGATGGCTAAAGAAGAGCTTTTGGTCTGAGTCTGGATTATCGAAGTGAACATCTGAGCATAAATGAAAATAGGAAGAAGTCCTCATTGATCTGTATGGAATACGTATTTCCATGTATAGATCATTAATCTTATTGATCTGCATAAGTTATTCTGTTTACAACAAACATAGGTATTCAGAATAATATAAACAATATACGCACATGCGAAAACTAGGATTTAAACAATGCTTGAACTATAACTTTGAGTGTTCTTTTTCTAATAGATGGTTTCCAATTACTTTATTTATAAGAATAGACACAATTAGGCCAGTATGCTACGTATAATGATAGTTAGTCCTAAAGGAGTTAACTATATACATAAAACAAGGTTTTCTTTTAAATATAGGCTGATTCTTTGGTTTATTAGAAGATTAAACAGAGTACAAACATTCAAAACAGTATGCTACATATAAGTTACACAACATATGGATTTATAGTATTAGATCATTATTACTGGACTACGTATAGGTATGTAGCAATATTAAGTATAATGGAATATCACGATAACGGATTTACAAATAGAATAATATGTATATTTTAAATCACTCTGCTTTATATGGTGAGCACGTATATGACTGGTCATTTGAACCAGGATGGGATTTCCATGATTTTTATAGCCATGCAGGAGCTTGGTTTATTACAAATAGAATATTATGTGTAATATAGAAATAGTTACAGCAATAACTTTTTACTGTCATAGTAACTACAGATCTGTGTTTTACCATGAAGAACGGGAAGACCCTTACTACAGTAGATTCATACCACCTTCAGACAACACAATAAGAATAGTATGTTACTGTTAAATAAACTTTATGATAGTTATAATTTTAGATGGTCATCAGTTTATCTAGACCACACAATTACTTGTGTCAAACATTGGAGCCAAGTAAACTATCAGTTTGCATCAAATAGAATAGTATGTTTTGTATAAATATGATTTATGGTACTAGGTTAGTATGGGCTAACCGTTATAGGGAAGAACCAGAAGATTGGGTTAAAGTTTATGAGTGGGATATATCAGGTCTTGATGCTTTATCAAATAGAATACTATGCTACTTATAAAGACTAAACTTTACAAAAAAGCAAGCTATATAGATTTATTTCATTTTAATGCTGCTGGGTGGACAAGAGCTGGCTTTCGAGCCAGAAGAATTTCAAACAGAATACTATGTTATATCTAAAATATTACTGTTTCTTTTATCCTTTATTTAGATATGAATACAAGTATTACAATAGAACAGCATACTCTATTCCAGATAGAGCAATTGATTTAACTTTAAGCAACAGAATAATATGCAGACTATGAAAAGAAATATAGAAAGACTGAATTACCATCAAGACCAAGCTGTAGAAGCTTGGGTACAAAATAACTATGTAGGTACATGGATGCTGTTTCCTGGTGCTGGTAAAACTATAGCTTCCCTGAAGGCTGCATATAGATTGCTGGAAGATGGAAAGATCAATAAAGGAGATACTATTGTATTTCTGGCAGAGACTATAGTACGTGAAAAGACATTGTTTGAAGATGAAATACCTAAGTTTAAAAGCCTGTTTGATAAAGACCCTGTAGCTGATTTTAACATTCAGTTCAGATGCTATCAAGCTATGCCTGTGGAAGAGTTTAATAACTTTGAAAACATAGGTTTACTGGTAGCAGATGAAATTCAAGATGGCTTGTCAGCTAAGTATAGTGAGAATATAATAAACAACAAGTGTAAGCATGTTGTTGCATTGACTGGAGCTATGTCTTTAGACCAGCACGTATATCCTCAAGACATACAGGATAATGCTGACCTTCTTACAATTTATCAGACAGATGCAGAAACTAAAAGAGGAGAGATTACAGAGTTTATTAGTAAGGGGCAATTGCTATCTATGTATATTCCTGTAGTATACAAAGTAGAGACTAAACAGGCTATTGAAGAAGGTATGATTGCTAAGTATCAAACTTGGATAATCAATCACCATCTGGATACTCAAGACAGATCAATCAAGATATGGAAGAGCTATGATACATTAGGTACAGAGCAAGAGTATTATCTAAAGAAAGATAACTTCAGAAAGGATTTTCGTAAACCAAAGTATCTTAAGATGGCTATTGGTAGAGAATTAACTACCTTTCTGTACAATCTGAAGTCCAAAGTAGCTACAACAAAAGCTTTACTGAGTACACTATCTGGTAAGACACTCATATTTGGTGAACGTCTTGATATACTAGAGAATATATGCCCTGTAGTCAGATCAGATAATGCGCTAGAGTTGATTGAAAAATTCAATAGTGGAGAAGAACCTGTTATTGCTTCCAGTAAAATGCTTAAACAAGGTATTACATTGGAAGGAGTGCAGAATATTATCTTCTTCAGCTATAGCTCTAAGTGGCATAATATGGAACAACGTAGAGCTAGAATCAGATGGGTTGAAGGTGTAGCTAATCTGTACTTTATAGTCACCCAAGGTACTCTTGAAGAAAAATGGTTTGATAAGTTAAAGAAAGAAAAAGGCATGCGTGGAGAATTAATCCAAGAGCATGACTTGAATATTGTTGGACATTACGATAGCAGAGTATTGCTGTCTCAAAATTAGAATTATGAAATCTGAAAGAGGGTGTCTATTGTTTATCTTACCTGCACTAATACCAATATTTTTCATTATATCATTTATACAAGCATTGTTTACATATGGAAGCAAAGACAGAAAAGAAGAATGACATGTACTATGGAGTAGTTGAGAATGATGGAGAAATTATCCATAAAACAGCTACTCCATTCTATTTTCCAGAGTTTGCACTGAAAAGAGCAAAACAATGGATAGAACAGCTCAGAGAAGAAAAGAAACAAAAGAAAATCAAATCATCCAGAAGGGTGCTTAATCACTATTACAAAAACAAAGAATAATGTACATTGGTGCAGCAATCATTGAAATTGAATAAACTATGAATGATGAACAGAAATTTGTTATTGCATTGGTTGAATACGATTTGGATTACAAGACATGGGCACATCCAGATAAACATGAACTTATTCAAAGAGTAAGTTCTGAATTGTATGGAGAAGGATTATTAGTTCTTGACTATGATAAACAGTGCAGATTGAGATATGTGCCTGAAGGAGATATTATAGATATAGATAAGTTTAGAAAGTATTGGATGAAAGCTTATTCAGGTAGAACTGGGTATGCTTCAACTAAAGATGTAGTAGAAAAGTTACTTAGAGCTGTTATGAAAAGGTATAACATTACATTTGAGCAGTGTTGTCTAGCAGCAAAAGAATACGTAGATTCAACAGACAAACAATACCTTTTAAAGTGTGATAATTTCATTCTGGATAAGAATGATAAATCACATTTAGCAGCTATTGTAGAGGACAGTAGTGAACGTTCTAGTGTAAAATGGTTATGAGTATATACAAATCTTTTTATCAGCAGTCACTGGCTAATAAGCAGTCTATAGACTCAGGTAAACCAGTTATTATACCTTGGACATTTAGTAATAAACTATCTCAGTACATACCAGGTATAGTTAGAGGTGAACAAGTATTAGTTACTGCCAGTTCAGGTGTAGGTAAGTCCAGATTTACAAGAAAAGTATTTGTAAAAGATGTACTTAAATACGCTAATGAGCATAATATGCCTGTAAAGATTATACTAAATAGTTTAGAAGAACCAGCAGAGAAAGTAGCAAGTACACTTATTGCAGAGATATACTATAGAAAGTACAATACAAGTTTGGACTATTACACTCTCAATAATTACAGAGAAAAGTCTCTTGATGACTTAACAATGAAGAGAGTGTCAGAATGTGTAGAAATAGCTGAGTCTAAATACAGTGATTTAGAAGTAGTACAAATACCATCAGCTACAGGTTTCTATAAACATTGCAGAGATTATCTAGCTACAGTAGGCAAGTTTGTGCACGAAGGTAAAGAAGTAGATAGAGGAGAAATGTGGTCTACATATATACCTGATGATCCTACACGACTGGTTATATGTATTAGTGACACTATAGACAAATATCCAGGTGAACATATACAGGGACAAAGTATGTCTCAATATGAGACACTTAAAATGTTTAGCAATGTATATATGAGATCACGCCTTGGTCTTAAGTGTGGTACTATTAATGTACTTGTGCAGCAACAAGTTTCAGACAAAGAAAAAGTAGAGACTACTTATAAAGGCAGTACGATACTTGAAAAGATGAAGCCTAGTTTAGCCACTCTTGCTAAGTGTAAACTAACGCAAGAAGATGCTACTTTAGCATTTGGCTTATTTGATCCAAAACGTGTAGGTGAGAAAGAATATGGAGGTTTAATTCTTGATGAATTAGGCTTTAGTTTCAGATCACTGAGCGTACTTAAAACACGCGAAGGTGCAGTAGAGGATAGAGAGATACCTTTAGCTTGCAACTTCGTAATTGATGAATTTAAAGAAATTGAACTTTAACATGCCTTACAAAGCAATTGTAGTGGATACTCTAAACGGTATTCAAGACGCACAATACAGTGCAGAAAGCTCTAAACCTAATTTCGACAAATGGCGTAACTACGGGGTAGAGTTGTATAATTTTATTAAAAGCTTACAGAAACTTGGATTTACTGAGATAGCAGTTCTTGGTGATTTTGGTTCTGGTAAAAGTTTTGGTATTTCTACTCTAAAAGAAGGAGAATGTATGTGGTATAACTCAGATGCAAAAAATCCTACTTGGCGTGGAGGTAAACAAATATTTGGTACTAAGACTAAGCCAACTGCACACCAAATGATCCCTTCAAGTTATCAGCAAATACTAAACGACATTCAGTCTAAAGGTAGAGCAGCTTTTAGTGAAAATCCAGTAGCTTTTGTTATCGGTCATACAGAAGAGTATAAAGCTCCTAATGGTGAAGTAAGATATCGTCTGAAGATACTCGGTAACTTAGCACGTAATCTATCAGTAGAAGGCTTATTCGAGAATACTCTTTATACTCATGTGGTAAAAGATAAAACAGAAACCAAGTATTATTTTAGAACAAAGAACTCAGGTTCTGATACTTGTCGTACTATGGAAGGCTTATTTGAAGACGAGCTTATTCCTAATGATTTCAGCTTTATTTTGAAGAAGTTAGACGAGTATTAACTATCTTTGTAACCCACGGTTTTTAATCAACTAAATATATATTTAAACTATGGATTTGAATTTCTTTCCAGAGAAAGGACGAACTAGCTCAGTTCGGGAAAAGTACACTCAGCCTGCACTACGTGTACCTGAAGTACAAGGTTCAAGAGCAACCTTTGAATTTAATCAAGCACTTATTGACATTCTACAGCTTACTCCAGAGAACTATCTGGTATTTGCTATTGAGGATGACAGGCTGTTTGCTACAGTAGTACCTGAACTACCAGAAGGCACTAAGCCACGCGCACTGTCTATTGGTAAAACAGATCAGACTACAGAACTAGGTAGAGTACGTAAGGCTGCTTCCAAGCCAGTAGCTACATGGATTCACAATAGTCTGTCATGGCTCAATGGAGAGCAGGATTTATTCTTTACTGAGTATCAAGAAAATGTCTATGAGCTTGTCAATGCTCTTGAAGCAGAACGCTATGAAGCTCAGGCATATGACGCAGCAGAAGAAATTATTAACGAACAAAATGTATTTGCATAATGTACGGAAAAGTATTCACAGACAACACACCAGTATGGAAACCAGGTATCAATGATTTTGATAATGTCAAAACACTTGGCTTGGTAAATGTAGACTCTCCAAACTACACAGGTCAAGTTCTTGACTTGGTTATTGTAAAGAATGGTCAAGAGTATAGAGATCGTATGTTTCCTGTCAATCCTAACAGTATTCGTCCACGTAGCTTGCGTGATCGTAATACAGGAGAAACTCGTGAAGAGTCTATACAGGAAGCTACAGAGCGTACCTATGGTGAATTTAACAGCAGAGTAAAGCACATCTTTACTAACTTTATGTCAGAGGAAGAGTTTGAGTCTGTTACAGCAGATAGCTTTGAGGCATACATTAATGCTTTGACAGACAAGCTTCCTGAAGACTTTGACAGCAAGCCTGGACAAGTTATTCTTGGCTACAATAATGGAGGTTATCTTGAAATGCCACGCTATATGTGGATTACAGGACACTTCTTCTCCATTAATGGACAGAAAGACTTGACAGTTTCTGATAAAGTTAAAGTACACAAGGTTAATTCAGAAGCAACAGAAAAACCTACTAAGCCTGTAGAATGGTAGATTAGAGCTATTGTTTATTTAAAGGGAGTTACTATATTAGTAGCTCCCTTTTTTTTATATTCAGACTCTAAATCTATGTATGGTAAAATATTTGATAAGAAACGCAGGCATGTTGATTATAAGCAGATTATTCAGTATACAGACCAGTTTGATTTATGGAGTTGGTTTCTTGGTTTTAGGGTTAGTAGTGGACAACGCTTTTGTAATCCACTTCGGACTGATTCTCATCCTAATGTATGGTGTGATTTCAAGTGGTCGAATGACAACTTAGTTGTTCTTTATGACTTTGGAGATAGATTCTTTCATGGTATGTCTATATTTGATGCAATCATGTACAGAGAGTCTATAGAGTTCTATGATGCTTGTTTATATATACTAGATAACTTTCATAAAGGCGAGTTACCTAATGTTCGTATTGAACAAAGTAAAAAGCCAAAGTTTAACTTCTATCTGGATTATATACCTTGGACTGTAGGGAATAGAATAGCATATATTAAAGAAGACAAACTCTTTTGGTCACCATATGGTATATCTGAGCAAAATCTACGTGAAGACAGAGTAGCCAGTTGTAAAAGCATACTCTATAATACAAAGAACAATCCAGATGTCCTTAGCAGTTTACAGACTAGCCCAAGCTATGCTATACATGTAAACAATCATGTCAAAGTTTATAACCCTTACCATAAACTAAAATGGCTGTCTACCTGTACAGAAGAAGATATTGGTGGTATAGATGACCTTGGTTCGGATGACCAATTGCTTATTACTAAAAGCTACAAAGATTGGAGAGTACTCAAGAATGCTGGATATAATACTATATGGTTACAGAATGAAGGTTGCAGAATACCTTTTGACAGACTGATACAACTCCAACAATACAGAACAAAGTTCATCTTATTTGACAATGATGAAGCAGGTATTAAAGCCAGTAACAATCTGGCTGAATATGCTAATGGTTTTGACAATGGATACATACCTATATGGTATGATGATAAAAGCATCAAAGATTCAGCAGATGTAGTTAAAAATTATAGCTACAGTCATATGGTTAATGAATTACAAAACATGGGAGTAAAATGACAAGAGAAACTTATAATAAATACAAAGATGTAATTGAAGCTTGGGCTAATGGAGCTGAAGTTCAATACTTTGAAAATGACAGATGGTATACTATAAAAGACAACAATAAACTATGGCTGGATCACTATATTTACAGAGTAAAGCCTGAATATTTTAAAGGAGACTTACGTAAAGACAGACTGTATAAACTTGATTTTGGTAGTGGATCTTTTTGTCATATAGCTACTACTGTAGAAGAAGTAAGAAGAAGTTATTTAAAAGATAAGCTTTTTTGGTTTGTAGGACGTATTATAACAGAGCCTGGAGAAAGAAATATTTTTTATACTAAAGACTGTTCTTGCTACGTAATGTTTGACAGTAAGGTAAAAGAGTACATTAAGGTAGAATATACTTTAGACAAAAAACTAATCAAAGGGTATGAAATTCAAAATTAGTGGTAAGTGCAGAGCACATAAGCTTCTTAACTGTCCTACCTGCAATCCAGATAATGGAGCTAACAAGATTATTCGAGATACAGAGTCTAAATTCAAAAGGCTTAAGCTCAAACGTATAAAGAAACCAGATGAGTCTACCAAAGATAGTTAACAAGGATTGGCATGAGTTAAATATATGGTCTGATATAGATAATATACGAGAGAAGCTAAGTACAGTTTCTTTTGTTCCAGAAGCCTCTGATATATTTAGGGGCTTTTCTATTAGTCCAAAGTCTATACGTGTAGTTATAGTAGGTCTGGCTCCATACAATACAGTGCTTGCAGATGGTAGAGCATTAGCTACAGGTATACCATTTGATGTACCTAAAGGCTACGATAGACCTAGTTTAGAGATAATCAGAGAATGTTTATGGAATGACTACAATGATATTAGATCAGAGTGTACCAGAATATCTGATTGGTTAGACCAAGGTGTATTCTTATTAAACAAGTCATTGACTTGTACTCCATTTGGAGAAGCCAGGTCACACATGCATATATGGAATACATTTACAGAGTCAGTTATAGTTGAATTAGATAGGTTGTTTAACAGTATAGTGTTTGTATTCTTAGGTAAAGATGCCCAAGAATTAAACAAGCATGTATCAGCTAGAAATTACATACTGAATTACTGCCATCCAGCAGCTACTGTATATGCTAAACAAAGAGGTAATGTACCTGCTCATTTAGATTTCACTAAGAGTGAGATGTTTAAGAGCATAGATGAGATTACCTATAACATAGATCAGACCACTATCAAGTGGTTTTAATATTTAATTAATTAAATTATTTACACAATGCGTACTATTAAAGTATTTTCCACTCGCAATGGATCAACTACTCCTATCCAGACAGATGTAACCACATTTGGAGAGTTGAAAGAAGTTCTGGATGCTAATGACATTGAGTTCAACAGCTCTCTGAAAGCTATTGAGTCTGTCAACAATACAAGCCTTGAGCTTAACAACTCAGCTCTACCTGAAGGAGATTTTATCTTGGGCTTGTTTCCAAAGAAAACTAAAGCAGGCAGCTTGCGTACAGATTTGTATACTCGTATTAAAGAGTTTATTCAGCGTGATGGAAAAGAGGCTGTCAATAACTTCTTTAATGAGCAGGCAGGGCGTCACTACACTAACATTAGTACTGAAGATTTGGAAAGCTATGTTGACCAGTATGATACTGAGCAAACAACTCCAGCTACTCTTGAAGAGAAACTTCGTGCATGTGGAGTAGATCCTACTATTATTGAGAAAGTTATTGGCATGTCTACAGATGAGCGTACAGAGGAAGAAGCTTGGGCAGAAGAGATTTGTTCAGCACATGATGAGCTTTCTTGCTAAGAATTTCTTATAAAATATTAGGCAGAGGTGTAACAGCCTCTGCTTATTTTAAATAAGTGAAAACATGATTGAAGAATTTTTTGGAGAAGATAATGTAGATGAAAATGGTAGTGAGTATACAATAGAACTGGATGATTTTTATGTACATAATAAAAGAGGAGATAAACATCTTATTAAAGGTATGTACTTACGGCTTAATTATTATACTCAAGAGGATAAGCATTATTTGAGAAATCTTCAAGGCATTAGGACTATTCAGTCTAATATAGAATGGTATACAAGTTTTACTCATCCACATTTACCTACTCGTAGAATTAATGCTATAGAGTTTGAAGATTTTTGTAAAGGCGATGGGGCATTTAGTATGCAGTACGCTCAGGTAAATTCAGGAGTTACAGAAGATGAAATGTATGCTTTTCTAATGCACTTGCGTTACTTTCTGACTTATCAGGATGACAGTAACCCATATACCAGAATAGAGAATGTTTTTCCTATTACTACTCCTCCTGAGTATTCTTATTTTCCACAGCTTAGAGACACTCTATACGACTATCCTCAAATACAAAAACTTATATTTGACAAGGATTATCAACTGGTAGATAATAAACATAACCATGATTTACTACTTGAAATCTATGAAGGTTCAGCCCCTACATGCCATTATATTAATGGAGAGTATGTAGCATTTAATTATGCTACTTCTAAAGTAGTACTTGACCCATTTGTAGTATTATGGTTTAAAGGAAAACCTGTACAAGGACAAATATATCAGCAGGAAACAAGTGTTAAGCCAGAGGAAGGCAGCCTACGTATTAATCCATCTATATTTAAAATAATCAGTAATGAACTCAGTAAAAAGCTTCGAGAGCAAATCTCAGAAGAAAGCATTAAAGCAAGTCAGCAAGAAGCAACGCTTTTCATTGACAGTATCAGACAAATGTCTGAACCAGATCAAGTATTTATGCTCAAGAATTTCTAAAGTAGAATGGTCTGGTATTTTATTCTATACAGTAGATAAAGGAGACATAGAATCAGAGAATCTGGAAATGACAGCTGAGTTTGTTTATCCTATGTCTAAAGATACTACAGCTGCTACAGGTTTTGAATACAACGAAGATGTTATGCAATTTATGATGCAACATCCAGAGTGTATGAACATGCGACAGGGTATGATACACAGCCATCACAGTATGAATTCCTATTTCAGTCAGACTGATATGTCAGAGCTTGCAGATAATTGCGAAAATCATCAATTTTATTTAAGCATGGTAGTTAACAATGCTACTGATATAGTAGCTAAAGTAGGTATACATGTAGAGCAAGAGTATAAAATTCATGGTAGTAGAAATTTAATGGGTATGAAAGGTAAATTAAGATTGCCTTTTACACAAACTATCAAAGAGACTGTACTGGAACATTATGATTGTGATATTTATACTTATGAACCTGAAGTAGAGAAATGGTTTAAAGATAGAACAGATAAGATTATAGAAGATGCTAAGCCTAAGAAGGTCGTTGGTTTTAATAGTCCAAAAGAGTTTGTTAGTTCAGCATGGACTTGGGATAACGTAGCATCTGACTTACGCCCTTACAATACTTCTAATGAAGCTATCTTTATTGCCAAATATCTTAAGGGTGATTTAGATTATGATGGTACTATTTATAAAGCACTTGAAGAAATTAATAAGTCTACTCAAGAAAAAGATAAGTTCATTCAGGCTATGGTAGAAGGCTTTGATTATTTCTATGATGAGTTTTTTGAGACTGATGGGCATCAACTGGATGTACTATCTAAACTAAGCTACTATCTGGATCAATGGCAACAGAAATTCAGAAAAGCACATGACATTATGTATTCAGTAATTACAGAATTAACAACAGGATATGAACCACGATAGTTTTAAAGGAGCAAGCTGGTACGATGATATTCGTAAACAACAAGTACTTGTAATAGGTGCAGGTGGAACAGGCTCATGGCTAACTCTATTATTAGCCAGAGCTGGAGTTACAAACCTGGCTGTATATGACGATGATTTGATAGAGTCCAGAAATAATAGTGGGCAATTTTTTAAACTTAATCAGGTTGGACAACCCAAAGTTGAAGCTTTGAAAACCAACGTGAAAGAGTTTACAGATGTAGAGATAATCACATTGCAAGAGAAGTATACAGCTAATTCTATGGTAGCACCTATTATGTGTAGTATGGTAGACAATATGGCTACACGAAAGATTGCATTTGATAAATGGAAGAGATATGAGAATAAGAGTTTGTTTATAGATGTCAGACTAGACTTTGAACAGTCAGATATATTTATTGTAGATGAATCGAGTATAGAAAAGTATGAGAGTACACTGTTTGATGATTCAGAAGTAACTGATCCAGTCTGTACTATGAAGCAGACTACTCATATTGCATTCCATGTAGCGCATGCTGTAGAAGGATTAATTAACTATGTAGCTGGCAGACCGTATAAATTTAGAACTACTAATGTAACATCGATGAGTTATGTGGAGTTTGAATGAAGTATATTATCGTAGAAGAAGCTATGATTACGAAAAAGCAGTAGCAGATTATTGTAATGTTACATCCAGATTATGGCATCCTGTATGGTTTGAGGCACTTGCTGACGCTAGTGTTTATAAGTTTCCTAATAGAGACATGATTTCAGACAGAATTGGATATAGTTATAATAATATTCAAGGAGTCTTTATTAGTAAATATAATAAGTTGTACAGAACTATAGACAGATTAGATAACAGGTTTTATATAGGTCGTGGATATATAGCTAATAACAATGGTACAGGTTTGCTTGTATGCAGGAATGCTATAAATAAATCTATACGTATCTATGTCAGTTATGAGTTTGTTAGTAAAGACTCAATGTATAAGAACTTATACAAGAGAGTTAATGATGAGTTTATCCTGCCACATGTAGCTCAGGGAGCACAGTTTCTTGTTGTAAAAAGTATAGAGGATATATTTATAGACAAAATACCATCTCCTGAGTTTAAAGACTTTGCAGAGATGCAGAACTATTATAGTAGTCTTGGTAAATTAATTTACAATGGCGAGCCGCAATAAAGCATATGGGAGGAGAGTAGAGTCTAAATTCATTAAATGGTTAGCTGATATATTTGGTCTTGTAATATACAGAAAGAACCGTGATGGTACTAGTAATGTACATGACTTTGACATAGCCAGATCAGAATTAATTAATCAACACCTGGATAATCTGGGTGTTGATATTTATTTCAATCCACGAACTGGTATTACAGATAAGTATCAGTGTAAAGGTACAACTACTTCAAGCACAAAGACTAAGCCAATAGATGTACAGCCACTATTTGATCTGGATATAGACTATCTACTTACAGAGATAAGAGTCAAGAAGAAACGCAATAAGATGTACTATGGAGATGTAGTGACTATGCGTCTTGACGCATTTGAGAACTTGATAAAACATAAATATGAATTACAGAGAAAGACCAGAGATTAGTCAATCAGAGTTGAAAAGATTGATTTCTGGCAGATTTGCTGAGCCAAAGGAAAGTTCAGCCATGCAGTTTGGAAGCTTGGTAGATTGTTTACTTACTACGCCTGATTTAGTAGATGAGCAATATGCTATTATAGATGATAAAATTGGAGACAAACCAAGAACTATTGTGGATGACATTATTGACAACTACTATAGCTCAGGAGTAGACAAGGTTGGTTTTAAAGAACTGGATAAAGATTATCTACAGCATTTGATGGATAAAAATGAATACAGGTCTACATACAAAGACCCAGCTGATGACAGACGTTTTGATTACCTGTATAGAGAATGTGTAACTTATTACAACAATCGTCTTGAACATATTGACAAGACTATTATAGACCAAGAGACATTTGATAATGCTATCAAAGTCAGAGATAGTATACTGCATGGTACATTTACATCTGCATTCCATGATCTACCAGATGGATGTGAAACTAAATTTCAATTAGAGATTTATTTTACAGCAGATGGATTTGATTTGAAAGGTATGCTGGACTATGTTATTATCAATCATAATGACAGTCCTATAATGGTCAATGATGGCTATATTATACCTGCTAAGTCTATTGTACCCATTGACTATAAAGTAATTACTACAAGTACCAGGTATTTTAATTTGCTTAAGTTCAGATATGATATTCAGGGAAGCTTTTACAGATATGGCTTGAAACAATGGATGCTCAATAACGCATTACATGAGTATGAACTATGCAACTTCCACTTTATAGTAGGAGGTATAGGACAAACTCCATATGTACATGTACTGAGTAACTACGACGAACAAGTTGGTGAATGGGGAGGTAGGCGTATTCCTACTGATAAAGGTTATGAAGTTATGCCTGCAACTACATTCAATGTAGATTTGAATACTCTGTCTTCCAGGCTTGATTTGGATGTACTTGGTTGGAGACAAGCTTTGTATCTGTACAGATGGTATCAGGAGTATCATGCAGAAATGCAATATGATAAAGAGGTTATTGAGAATGGTGGTATATTCCACACAAACGCATGGGCATTATGACATTAGAGAGTATCAGTAAAGATATAGAACTTGGTGTACGTGAGTACAATAATAAGACCAGAAAGTATCTTCTAGCTCCTGTCATTCTGTACTATGGTGAATTGTTTGTAGAACGCCTTAAGCATATGTATGTATATGCAGTAGGTATTAATGACTATGATAATCCACATGATTACAGTTTATTCTTGCTTGTAGATGTAGCTAAGAGCAATGACTTTGCAAGAGTACTTCCGCTATTACAGAGCAACAGTTATGTATCAGACTATCCATTTGGAGAACTTTTAGGTGGAAGACTGCACATGATTGTTATCAATGTGCCATCTGAATTTAGACAAGCCTATGATATGTTCATGCAGTCTAAGTATAGTAAGATGTTCAGTAAAGAGCAAGTGTATGAATATATTATTAAGCATATAGGTAATACACAAGCTACTGCAACTATGCTGCAAACTGAAGAAAGACGTATTGCATTTGAGGAAGAGCTAAATCACTATAGAAAGTATTATAATACAGAAGATGCTATAGAGAGAAAGGTCAATGACACTACATGGATTACACTGTTTGAAGACAGTGAATTAGACTACATGATTAGAGAGGTAGAAGAAATATTTAATTATAAATAACTATATTTGTAGGGGAGACATTGATCTCCTCTACATTTTTAAAAAGATTTTGAAAAACTAATACTAAATGATACACGAATTTGTTAAACTTACATTCAAGAAGTTTAAGCAAGAACCAGATGCTGAGCTATACAGAAACTTGATACAAGAAGAAGTAGATGAGTTCTTTGAAGCTAAAACTTTACCTGAACAAGTTAAAGAAGCAGTAGATATATTGTGGGTAGTTATTGGATGGTTGATAGCCAGTATAGGATATAACAATACTCTAAAAGCTTACAGAGAAGTATATCTATCCAATATGTCTAAAGTTTGTCTGACTCAGAAACAAGCTGAAGACTCTATTGAGAAGTATAAAGAAAAGAATGTAGACTGTATGTACGAAAAACATACTGATGAAGATGGAGAGTACTATGTTATCTATGACTCTAAATCTGGTAAGTACAAGAAAGGCATTAACTATACTAAAGCAGATATGTCATGGTTATTGGATTAATGGTACTTTTTATACTTGCAGTAAGTAAAAGAAAAGATTATGGTTTATAGAACTTTAAAGCTCATATCTGTTAACAGACAACAGTTTAGAAGATTTGTAAAAAATATAGCTAAGAAACTCAAGACTAGCAAAACTGTTACTTACGAAGGGCACGATAGAGCAAGTAGAGAATTATATTTGTCTTTTCCTGACGATGAAGTAGCTGATAAAATTATTGGTGATGTAGAACAAATTATAAAGCAGCATGGATACGACTCCTATAAAAGAAAAGCTCAAGAAAGTAATTGACAAAATCAATGCAGAAAATGACAGAATCAAAAAGCAAATTCAAAATAAGCCTGGAAGTACACGGCAAAAAGATAACAATAGAAAAAGACCATGATGATTTAACTATCTGGGAAATGGCTGAAATATTTAAGTCTCTGTTATTAAGTGCCAGTTGGAGCCAAGAGCTTATTGAGAGAATACTTCCTTTAGACGATGAAATAGACCAGACATGATAACTCGTATACTTAGGTGGTTGATAAATCTGTTTACTCCTACCAGAGATATAGTAGATGCGTCAGAGATAATACTTGCAACTGATACTATTACAGTAAAAGTTAATAAACCAGTTATAGAAGTTAAGCCGAAAACTGTACAAAAGATATTTCCTATTCTATTCTATGGGCATGGGCCAATGACTAAGGGTAAAAGATCACCTAAGTATAATGGGTTTCAGTTTATAGAGTATGAGTACAACAAACGTACTGTAGAAATTATTAAAAATAAACTTGATAATCTTGGATGGAAATATGCTATTGGTAATGATTACTTAGTGGAATGCTATGGTAACTGCATACCTGAAAGGGTGCAAATTATTAAGTACTTAATTTCTGTACCAGCAGGTCTTGAACCTATTATTATAGATCAACACGCAAATGCTCATACAGACTCTTGGAACAACGTCACAGGCTCTGAAACATGGATTGCTGATGTACTAGCCAATAGAGCAAAAAGATTGCTGTATGCTCAGATATTTCAGGATAACATGGTCAAACGTCATCAATCCAGAGACAGAGGTATTAAGATGAATAACAACAGACGTTTTCCTATGCTCTATGATACACCTTATCTGAGTTTTATACTTGAGCCTGAGTTCTATACAAACATAGAGAAAGCTAAGTACTTAGCTAATTCTGGTGATGAAATGCAGGCTGGAGCAGTTATTGATAGCTTGAGACAAATTAATGAACTATGAAATATATACTATTATTTTTACCATTTAGCCTGTTTGGACAATTGAGTAGTAGTATTAATGGTGGCGTGATGATCTACAATAATGGAGACAATACTGTTAATGTTGGATCATGGTCTAACAAAGAAGTTGTTTATCAATTTAATAAAATACCTAATGAAATAGCTACATACGTAGGTGCAAGAATAGGCTACCTGGAAGAGTATAATGAACAGGTTCTCAACAGAGCTAATACTATAGGTGTAAAGGCAGGTGTATCAGATGAGGTAGATTACTATGCTGGATTCTTTATGGATTATGCATGGCAAAGAAAGCATTTGATGTACGGTCTTGAGCTTCAGGCAGATTTAATTACTATTGTAAAGAAGCTGGATTTCAACATGGGTTGGAAACTAGGTATGATTGATAACACTGGATTTTTTAACTTTAATATTGGATTCAAATGGCAAATGGAAAAAAGAACGAAATCAAAGAACTACTAAAACCAGGCAGTTCTAAGAGAAAGACTAATAGAGATAATCGTAAACAAGCAAAAGAAAAACGTAAGCTCATTCGTAAGAAGAAGCAAGATGAATGGGAGAAAGGTCTTAACTGATGTTTTTCATAATTGATTGGTTTAGTGGCTGGTCTGGATTACAATCTGGATCAGCCTTTTTTAATGATTGCTTAATATAAAAGGTATAGCATAATAGCTTTATTATACCTATATTGGCAACTCATCAAATAAAAATATTATGACTGTTACAGAATTTTTGGCTCAAGACCCCGCACTGCTTGGTTTATTTGCAGAGGGAACCATTCGTCTTCAAGTAGAAGACAGTGATCTTCCGTATGCAGAAAAGCAAATCACTAAAGTGGAACTACGTACAGATGATCTGTCTTTCACTGAAGATGTCACTGCTCCTATGAAAGAAGCAGGTTTTACTGTTGAATCAGTAGACTCAGATGGTATTACACTGGAGGTAGTCTTTGGTTAAAATTAACTCCAAACTTATTTGAACCAGTTTATCTGTAATGGGTAAGCTGGTTTTTTAATTTAATAAACTTATGAATGAAGAAAAGAGAGATAGACTCAAAAAGTTTTATAAGCTAAATGACGTAGAACTTTCTAACAGAATAGGTTGGATTGAGAGTATTCTGAAAGACCAGGCTTATGATAAAACTGGCAAGTTACCATTTATTCCTGTAGGCTTAATAGATGAAATTATTAAAGATGCAGGTTTTGAACTTATAGAATCAGATATTAATGGTTTCCAAGTAGACTTTTGGAATACTTATAAAAAGAACAATCAAGTATTTGTATTATCAGGTTCTTTATACTATGGTGATTTTAAATTAACAAAGAAAGAAGATGAAATGTCCTAATTGTAATAAAGAAATAGATATAGACTTTGTAGTGTACAGGAATGCAGAAAGATATCACAATACAAACTTAGCTGTTTCTAATTGTTGTGGTACAGCTTTTATAGTCAAACCTGTTCTTACGCTTAAAGTTACTCCTTATACAGGAGATAAAACAGAAGATGATTGGGGTAATCCTATTAAAAAAACACAATGCCAACAATAACAACTCATAGCTACTGTGTAGTTAAAGACAATGACTTTGCAGTAGGTGATAAAATGGATGTAGTCAGTCATTTTGTAAGTTGGAGAATAGATGCAGATAGACAATTATGGTATAAAATAAAAGGTCGTATAGAAGTTAAAGGGTTTTTTTATGGAGAAGATTGGACTCACACTGATATGATAAAAGATGCTATAGACTTTTTGTTTAATAAGTTAAAAAAGACTCCAGGTTATAAAGTATTTAGAAACATTGGACTTTAAAATGTAATATAATGAATGAACAATTGATATCTTTTGATGTAGCTAAGTTAGCTAAAAAGATAGGGTTTAATTGGCTATGTCTTTATCACTATCATAAAGAAAAACTATATCCAAATTGGACAGAAAATGGTAGTAGTACTGATGTAGAATTTGAAGCTGATGTAGAAGATTTGTTAGAAGACTACAATGACAAAAACTTAATAGGAAACTATTGTTCTGTACCTACTCAGTCTATGTTACAAAAATGGCTCAGAGATAAGCATGGTATAGCAGTACATATTAGTACAGATATTACACTTAGTTGGGTTTACACCATTCAATCATTACATCCACAAGCTACATATACAGGCTCTACAATAGCTTCTGTAGAAGTCTTTAGTACTTATGAGGAAGCACTTGAGAAAGGTCTTTACAGAGCTTTAAAATTAATCAAAGATGAAAATTAAAACAACAGATCTTATAGGTAGATATAATCTATTTAATAGTGACTTGCAACGTCAACTCTATGTACGTATAGAAGATGGAGAGGACTTGTATACTTTTAGAGTGTATGTTGATCCTGAAATAGTCAATTACGATGATATTGAAGAAAGCTTAGATGATATTCTATATGACCATGTAAGCAGTATGAGTGCAGAGTTTGCACAGTATTTTATCAAGAATAGAAATAGAATATCTGAAACTCTTCAGACTAAAAAGATTGAAAGAATTGAACGTCAAATAGAAAGATTACAGAAAGAACTTGAAGATACTAAGAAAGTTCCTATGAACTTTGACATAGTTAAAGATCAATATAGAGATTATATTAAAGGTCAAACTGAGTACCACGAAAGACAGTATACAAAGTACAAAGAAACAGTTGAAGAATACTCTTACCACAAAGAGAAGTTTGATACATATACTTCTATCTTAAAGAGCATCAATGATAATCAAGAAACAGAGGACTAAAACATTAGCTATGAAGGCTAATAAACGTAGTGCAGATATTACTAGTCCTAACTTTCTGTATTTTTGTGGTGCATCGTGCAGATATTGTTATTGTAAGCGTAATCCAAGATTTAGGACACATGGTTACATTAATGAAAACATGCTGGATATTCTGGCTGTAATAGACAAGTGGGCTAATGAGCAACCATATCCTAAAATACCCAATCAAGTACATGAGACTATGTATGGTGTAGATATAGCTAATGCTACAGATATTAGTAGACACTATGCTGACTACAATTGGTCTTATGTATTTGATTGGTTCAAGGATAGACCTAAGATATTTCCTACTTTTGCAACAAAGTTTGTCAATAACAAACTACTCAAGCATACAGGTAGGATTAGATTTAGTTTAATGCCACAAGAGTATAGTTCTATATTAGAGCCTGGGACTACTCCCATACATATTAGAATAAAAGCTATAGATAGATTTATTGAGCATGGTTGGGACGTAAATATTAATCTAAGCCCTGTTATATATAGAGCCAGTGAGTCACATTTATACAGAGATTTGTTTGAACAAATAGCTAAGTCTAAGTACTTAGATAGAATACAGTCAGAAGTTATTTTCTTAACACATGACAAAGGTCTACACGAATACAATCTAGTAAACTACCCTGAAGCTGAAGAACTACTGTGGCAACCAGATATACAAGAGATTAAGAACAGTCAGCATAGACAATGCACACTAAGGTATGAGCATCGTATGAAAGCTCAATTAATTAATCAGTTTACTCAAATGTATAATGAGTATATACCTGAAGTAAACATTAGATACATATTCTAAACTATGATACTACAGTATTCAATTATTATTTTTATTACACAGCTTGTATTTATAGGTTGTAGGACATGGAATGTTAAAGCTATAGCAAAACAAGATATTCCACAAGTTCTTATTTCAGGTACATTTGTGCACTTGTCATGGCTTGTATCAATTTCTATTGGAGCAGTAAGTATGCATGAGATTATATCTAATTTTGAATTGCAATACATACCTATTGTTTTATGTTCACTATCTGGTGGATTAATAGGTAGTTACTTATCTATGAAAAGTAAAAGGTTTTAATATGAATAACTTAATTGGTGTCACAGGTCTTAAAGGTTCGGGCAAAGATACAGTAGCTAAGATTATAAATACTCTTCATCAAAAACAGTATAAGACTAAAAGATTTGCTAATCCACTTAAAAGATTTGTAGCAGATATACTAGGTGTACCTGTAGAACTACTAGAAGATAGAGCTTATAAAGAGACTGTTTTAAGTAAAGAGTGGGATAGGTGGTTTATTAAAAAAGGACAAAGATACTTCGTTCTTGCTGGTACTGCTAAAGTATTTACTTCTAAAAAGGAAGCTAATGACTTTATTATTAATAAGCTGCCTTTTATGGGTCGTACTGATGAGAGAGATTTTCATGTAGAAAAGGAATCTATAACACCGCGTTTACTTATGCAATTAATAGGTACAGAGGTAGGTAGACAAATACATAAAAATATCTGGGTTAATGCTTTGTTTGCTAATTATAATGAGAAAGTAATTGAAGATGAGAGTCATTATAAGAATTGTAAACATGGTCCTTACGGTGGTTGTGAAAGGTGTGTCGAAATAAAAGATTTTGACTTTAAGAAACAACGCTGGATTATACCAGATGTTAGGTATAATAACGAGGCTAAAGCTATTAAAGACAGAGGTGGAATAATTATCAAAGTGGAAAGAGATGTAGGTATTACAGATACTCATGCTTCAGAGAAAGGTATATCAGATGAATATATAGATATAGTTATTGATAATAATGGGAGCATGGAAGATTTAGTTGAAGAAGTAAAAACAATCTTATATGCCAGCTAAGATTAAGATTAAAGTACAATATCCTGATGGCAGCTTTACTATATATGAAAGTATTAGAGAGGCTGCTGAAGGAGAGGATATAAGCTACTTAACATTAAGAACCTTATTAGCAGCATCAAGTAAAATATGGTATAAGAAAAAACTATATATTTCAAAACTACAATGAACAGCTTTTTTAATTAATTATTAAACAATTAGGAATATGAAAAAGATAGATTGGTGGGAATTTATGTCTATGCTAGTATATTTTTTACTAGCTGTCATCTGTATTTTAGATGAATGTAGAGAATTATTTGCTTATTTTGTAGCTATCATTTTACTTTATCATGGGGTAAAAAAATCCACAATAACATTTCAAAATTTACTATGAAAGAAATCTGCAGGGTTAAAAACTGCACTAAAGTAGCTTTACCTGATAAAGTCTATTGTATTAAACACATTCAAGGACAGCGTCAAGAGCGTCCTATCAGACCAACAAATGATTCCTATGGGACAATTAAACAGAAAAGAAAGATTGCTAAATAACTTAACAATAGTATCTGGAATAGGTATGTTTGCACTAGCTGTAGTAGGTTGGAATTATTGTTATACAACTATGGATTTTATAATTTGTACGGCTTTTATTCCTACAGGTATTATGTTAATTGCTATTGGTAAAGCATTAAACAATGATGGCTAGAGATTATATGCTTGTACTTACTACCTTGAGTGGGTGGAAGATAGTGCCATACAATGCTATAAATAGATTACAGTATGGTACTAACCATTTTATAGGTAGCTATGAAGATTGTGAATTTGAGTTAAAGTTGAAACAACAATGATTAAATGGATTAAACGTTGGCTAAGCAGACGCTGGCCTTTTCATGTACCAAATAAATGGGTAAAAGATACTTTTAATTACGATATGAGAGCTAAAGGTATTGACCCTGAAGAGTACAAGAAAGATTTTCTCGAAAGAGTAAACAAGAAAATGAATGATAATTAAAATAATTTTAATTATAGGAATACTATACGTTCTCTATGATAAAAATGTAAACTATTAAATATGAAATATTTACTATTTGTTTTTACGCTACTGTCTACAGTAGCTAGTGCTCAAGTACAAAGTCTACACGGTAACTATGTAGATTGGGGTGGAGATATACAGTATAAATCTATGGATGTGCATATTACACAATCCAAAATTGTAGTTGTAGATAAAAATGTATTGTACATTCAGCCTATAGCTAGTGTAGATACACTGGATATGTCAGAGTTTTATACTAAAGTTAGATATGTGACAGACTATGGTAATCAGTTTATTGTAGAGTATAACCCTATTGGTATAGAGACAGTAGATTTTATTCTAGACAGTACAACAATTAAAATCAGAGAGATATTTTATGAACATAGTCAGAGTAATAGCAGCTATTAGTATCTTATTTGGATTATTCCTGCTATTTACTGCATTTGAATTTAGCCCTTATCTATTAGTTGGCTGCATAATTATAGGACAACCTATGTACAGATTGTTTAAAAAGATAATCTACATTGCAGCCAGACTAATAGATTCAGCTATTAATAATGTACTTTAATAATAGAGGAGAGACATTGGTTCTCTCCTTTACTCTTGCCATTCAAGTGCTTTGTTCTTAATAAACTGATTAACTGATCTAATACTTTCAGCAGACCTAGCCTGATAATATCCTTTACTACCAATACCTAGTTTAATAATTGCTCTTTCATCTTTAGTCATACCTTCGTAAGGCCCACGTTCAATCTCTTCAGAACTAAACAGGTACATAATATCTTGCAGATCTTGAAGCTGTCTTGTAGCTGCAATAGGGCTATTGAGTATTTCTACAATCTCATTAACAGCACCTACTACAGGTGGTCTTACTCTAACTCCTTCAGGGCCAACAGCTACAGCAGGGAATGGATTAAGTGCAGATACTTCAAGAAGTACTCTATTGCTCTGATATGCCAGATATTGCTTGAGCCAATTATCTTCATCATCATCAGCAAGACCATTGAGTATAAAAGCAATAGTAGCTATAGCATTAACAAATGCAAGTTCCCATAGTGTCTTTTTAACTGCATATCTTTCTGTATTATCCAGCTCATTCCATTTATTGATATAATGTTGAAGCTGTGCAAGCTTAGTTTTATCTGCAAATACAGTTCTTGCAAAATCAAAGAAAGCTGAGTAATAACCATATTCTTCTTGTCCAGTTACATAGTTAACTCCTTTTGGCTTAAACCTAAGCTGAATGTTTCTGACTAACCATCCTCTATGTGTCATTACAAGCTGTAGAATAGCATCTTGGTGAGCTGCTGCATAGTCTGATGAACTAAGTTCACCTTCTATATTGTTACCAATATATTCTATCATTCTAGTTAGTCTATTTTGAATACCTGGGTCATTATGTCTGGGTACAAGTTTGCCATTAACTACATCATGCATTTGCCAATAGTCTTTCATAGAGTCTATCTCAGCATCTGACTTACCTTTTTTCTTGAGTTCATTCGTTGTAAAAAATTTCTGTTCGGAAGTATCGTATTTAAGATCATGTGCAAATGCAAGAGCAAGCTTACCTCTGACTCTGATCTTAACCAGCTCATATTGAAAATACATACCTGAGTTTAGTGCAGCTCTACTCAATCTGGACATATCCAAGTTTTTGAATATAGCTTGACTGTCTCTGGTAATTGCATGTTCATCAAAGAATAATCCAAGCTTAGAAGTTTTGTTAGGCTTATTAAGCTCAAGCATCATACGATGGATATTCTTATCAAATGTTATTTCTGCTTTATTCTTAGCTTTCTGATTGCTGTACTGACCAATCAAATCTTCTATCTTACTGTATACACTGGATGTCATATATCCAGCTACAGTAGTGAACAAGTTACCAACCAGGTTGTTAGCAGTTACATATTGTTTAATCTTATCAAAGGTCTTTGTCAGATTGACTCCACCTACAATTAATTGGTTCTTACGCATACCATAAGTGTTCATGTCAATAAACTTCTGTGCAGCTCTGTATGCTTCTGACTGAAAACCTGCCTGATCTTTTACTTTACGATTACCTAGTTGCTCAAGTACTGTTCTGTGCATAGGTTCCAGACTGGCTTTTTGCTTAAAGTTCTCTGCCATTCTACCATACATAGTAACAGTAGTAAGTAAGTCTGAACTAATCAAGTCACTATTTTCAAGATCATGTACATAATATATAGGTACAAACTGAGCTTTTGTACCATCTGCATAAGTCAAAGTTTCTCCATACTCTGTATCATCTTCAGCTATTCTAAACTCTTCAGCAAGTTGTTCTTTAATATTTCTAAACTTCTTATCCTTTAGAGTATTTACCATAGTAGCCCTAACCTGTGGGAGCTTAAACTTATGTCTATATTTAGTATGCTTAGTATCTGCTTCTTCCAGCTTATTCAATAAGAAATCTCTCATTTCTATCTGAGCTTCAGACAGATTACTAAAGTCTGGATTAGTCCAATCTGTAGTACGTACATAATACTTACCTATACGTCTGTCAGACATTTGCCCTGTACTAGGCTCAACTAATTCATTTCTATATCCTATACCTCCATTATCAAGCTCTATAGTATTGCTTCTATACCATTGCTTGAATTTCTCTTCCGTCAATACCTTTTTCTTCTCGGCAATAATAGCTTCTACATTATCTACAGTTTTTGTATTTCTTGTAAACCATTCATACAATGCTTTATTGTAAGCTTTTCTCTTCTTATACATGTCTACAATATCAGAGTCCAGCTCACTTAACTTTTTACCCTCTGATAATGCTTTCTCTACATCTTTTTCAGCTAAAGCCCACTCATGCTTAATCTGTCTGGTCAATTCTCTATCTGAAAAGCTATCTCCTGTAGGCAAGCCATAGTCTTTATTCAGACTCTTAATCTTTTCAGTCCTTGCTTTTACCCATGCACCATGTCTAACTTTATCTATAGCATAGCCTGTGTCTTTACCATCTTGCTTCTCCATTAAGGGACGCATGTCTTTGACACCAAGCTCTTCAGACTTATCAAATATTTCTCTACCTAGTTTGTAACTAAAGTTTTCTACTTCTGTATCAGATTTAACTACACTATAATGTATAGAACGTACAATAGGATCTGAAGCATGTACTAAGCTACCTGCCCAATACATAGCTCTATTCAAATCCTGATCTGTCTCATTGATTGTTTTATTAATTAAATCAATCTCTTTCTGAGCCAAATCAGTATCACCTACTGCGTCTTTAACCTGAGCTATTGAAAATGCTCTGGTAAGTTCTTTAGATTGTATTCTGTAGAAAGCTTCAAGTGCATTAAGCCTGTTGATAATTTTTTTAGTTACAGATTTGAGCTTCTTTCTATCTGCTTTACTATAGTTTTCATTCTTACTAAATTCATTGTTTAAGAAGTAATTGATATTAGTTACAGATTCTTCATAGAACTTAATTGCATCATGTAACTCTATATTCTTTTTATAATTATGTGTTTCTTTACCAGCTTCAACTCTTTTCATATAACCATACATACCATTGGTATCTTCATCCATATAGCTTATAAATTTCAACATACCTTCTGTATATTCAGCTTCTCTGATTTCATCGTATGCATCTTGAAGACGTGTGTAGTCATAGTCTCTGCGTTGAGCAAATGTCAACTTAGACTTAAGACCTTTGACCAACTTCTCTTGCAACTTACGTATTTTATTAACATACGTTGTATCAGCATCATAGAATACACCTTCAAGACCAGATGTATCAATACCTGACTCTACAAATGTACTTGCGTATTTATCAAGTAGTACTCTAAGTTCAGCACTCTTACTGCCCAGCATAGATTTGACTTTATCAAACATACGCTTGATATATCGAACTAAAGGGCTATTTATACGTTCTTTAAGAATACGTGCTCCTACTTTCCCAAGTATTTCCATCCTGATCTTGCGATCATCTTTACCATATAGCTCTCTATAACTATCTGCATACTTATTCCACTCCTCAGTTCTATCTACTAAACGCATAGCTCTATTGAAGTTATACTCTCCTTCATTAGCAGCTACTATAAAGTGCATAGCTTCTTCAGCCAAAGTCAAATTTCCAGCCTTCTCATAATCTACCTGAATCAAACTATTAGTCAAGTCAGCTTTTGCAGCTACAGACAATGGCTCTCCATTACGTTTCTCATATCCTTCTGCATATACTTTCTGCTTACTTACAGTAATACCTGACGCATTCAACAAACCTTCAAGTTTTGCATCAAACTTTGTATCTGCCATTGTACCATCTGCGTCTAAATCATAGTAAATGTTTGACTCTGTTTGATCAAATTCTCCTGTATTATTTATAGACTTTATTTGTTCTGGTTCAAAAGCAATAAATACATCTGTTGCTTCAGGATCAAATGTATTTTTAAAGACAGCTCCGTCTTTATTTTCGTCTTTAGCACTTTTTAACAAATCAGCGTAAGTACCTATTTTTTTTCTACTTTTAAATTCAAAATCTTTTGTTAAAGGATTTTTAATATTTAAAAATAATGGATAGATCAGTTG